CCCTGGGATGTACGCCTTGTCCTCAAGGGACTCGAGTCCTACGTCGACGACAACGGGGTTGGCAAAGACGATATCGCCCTCATTGCCGCCGACGTGTTCCCGCGCGACCTTTCCGCGAGCCCTCGCGACACTCTCGCGAGGCTTTCCGAAGCCATTTCCATGCTCGCCGAGGCTGGCTTGATCGTCCGTTACGAGGTCGACAGGGAGAAGCTGGTCTACATCGACCGATGGAAGAGCATCCAGCGCATCGACAAACCAGGAAAGGGGCGATTCCCCAGGCCAGACGGCACTTTCAACTACTCCGAGAACGTGAATCGCGAGAGTTACGCGAAAGCTCGCGAGAGTGTCGCGAGGGCTCCTGAAACCATCGCGCCTGGAACAGGGGAACAGGGGAACAGGGGAACAGGGGAAATCCCTGCCGCGGTTGGTAACTCAACTACAGACCGCGCGAGCGCACGCGATCTCGCCGCCGCCCTCGCCAGTACCGCTCACACCCCCGTCGCACACCAACTCGTCGAGCGCTACGCCGGAACCTGCAACCGCCGGCCACCCACCGCGGTCTTATCCGAACTCGCCGTCCAAGTCGACGTGCTCCTCGGCGAGAACTGGTCCCCAGCCGAACTCGAACCCGCCATCGCCGCATGGGGGGCGAAGGGCCTTCACCCGAAGACGCTGCCCTCCGTCGCCCACGAGATTGCCAATCGAGCATCCGACGGCGGCCGGCCACCGTCCGCGAACCAGACGGACGCCTACGCAGCCCAGTTCCTCGCCGGCAACGGCCAACCACCCGAACTCCGCGCACTCCCAGGAGGAGCGTCCTGATGCTCACCGACGACCAGATCCGGGCCCTGCTCACCGTTGCCATGGGCTACGACAACCGCCGCCCCGGCGACCTCAACGTCGCCGCCTGGCGTGAAGCCTCAACTCGGGGCCGGTGGACTTTCGATGCCGCGGTGGAAGCGATCCACGCGCACTACGCCGAGTCGACGGACTTCCTGATGCCTGGCCACATCACGAAACGAGTCCGGGGCGGGCAGCCGCCGCGGCACGTCGCGCTGCCACCCTCAGAGCCTGCGTCCGAGGAAACCCGGAGCCGGATCATGCAGCTCGTCGGCAACTTCGGCCGTTTGCCGAAGGGATCCCGGCGATGACCACCACCACCGTGAAGCCGCACTGCATCGGCGCCGGCTGCGGGAACACCGCCTACGCCCGGGGTCTCTGCCGCAAGCACTACGACCAGGAACGTCGCCTCGGCATCCTCGTCCCGATCGAGCAGCCGGACCGGGTGTGCGACCTCGACGACTGCGAGAACCAGCATTTCGCTTGCGGCTACTGCCAAGCGCACTACACGAAGTGGCGGCGGTGGGGTGATCCGCTCGGGAAGCCGCGGCTGAGTGAGCACGAGGTTGCTCGTCTCCGCCGCGATGTTGGTCTTCCGGAGACCGGCCCGACTCCCGAGCACCGTGCCCGGTGGCTCACGCAAGGAATCCCTTGAGGAGGCGTCGTGAGTGACAACGCCGGCCGCTGCGAGGTGTGCCAGGAGCCCGTCCCGACCGCCGAGCTGATCTCGCACATCTCCGTGAACCGCCCGGACCTCTACGGCCCGTTCGAGACGTGGCCCGACGGTGGTGTCGTGATCGAGTACGACGAGGCCGCGATCACGCCCGAGAACCTGCTGGACGAACCGTGACACCCCGCGACGCTCCCCGCCACGACCGCACCGGGGAGGTTGTTGATCCGGAGGTGGTGGAGCACCGGCCGGGCATCACCTGTATCGACGGCTGGCTGCCTGGCCACACCTTGGAGGACGACGAACCCAAGGCGTGTCTGGCGTGCAAGCCGCATTTGAACCCGGACAACCTCCGCCGCCGGAAGTACGGCCCCGCCGACCCGGGACCGGCTGAGAGCCACCAGGAGCGTTCGGAATGAGCGCCCGGGCGTGGTTTATCGCGGGAGGGGCCGAACGGGGCCAGACGGCTCAGGTGGGCGGCAGGGCGGCCGCGCGAAAGTCAGCGGGCCTTCTTCGGTCCGCGCTTCGCTGGCTCGATGCCCTGTTCGCGGGCCAGAACCCGGACATAGGCGGCCGTGAAGGGCGAAACGGCGGCGACGTCCGTGGGCCGTTCCCCGGCCTTGAGGGCGGCGATAACGGCTTCCTTCGCGTCCTCGCGGGCAGCGGCGTGTTTGGCCTCGGTCGCACGGTAGCGACGGGCTGCCTTGTCCAGTGCCTCCATCTCGTTCATGCGCCACACGGTATCGCAATTTCGTTGCGCGAACGAATGGAACGCGGTAGCGTGAATCGCAATACGGTATCGCAATTAGTTGGCGACGAAGATCGACATGCCGCACGCCCCGCCCCCTTGACCTGAAGGACACACAATGACCGAACAGAAGCGAGGCCGTTGCCCGGTGTGCGATCGGGACATGCTGCTGAAGAAGGATGGCACGTTGCGCCACCACGGCGGCCCTACCGGCAGCGGCGATTGGTTCCGGAACCGCTCGTACCGGTGTGGTGGCGCTGGCCAGCTCCCGGTCCCCCTGCTGCGCGGGGAGGGTTGATCTCCAATGACCGCAAAGTCGAGCCTCTACGACGTGATCCGCCGGGTTCTGGACAGCGAGAACCATCCGTTCGCGCACGACACGACCAAGCGTCTGGTCGATGCCATTGATAGCGCTGGACTTCTCAGCTACCTGGATCTCGACGAGGGGATCTGTACCTGTGGCAACCATTTCGACGGCGACAACCTGTGTGTCCCCAGCGCATGCGAACGGGAGGTCTGATCCGCGTGACCACCGAACAGGCCGAAACCCCGAACCCGAACCTTCTGCCCGACCTTCCCGGCAAGGTTCACGGCATCGTCCAGTTGGAGCCGTTCATCCGGATTCAGTGCGACGGTTGCGGCTTCATCCACGACGGTGAGCCAGGCAAGGCAGCGTTCGCGATCATCACCTGCGGGATCGTCTTCAGCCCTCGCCGCTACCGCGCCGTGAACGGCCAGCGCGATACCCGTCGGCTTTGCCGTGACTGCCGCAAGTCGGAGTGGGGTGTCGACGCGTGACCAGTCCTTCCCCCAGTGAGGAACTACGGGCAGCAGCCCGGGTGATTCGGGATCTCGCCGCCGAACCGCAACCCGGGCCTTGGCACTACGACGACACGTACGACCATGTGGCCACCGAGGGCGGCTCGTGGATCACCAACCCTGGCGGTTGCGACTACGACGACGCCCGTTGGATTGCCGCGTTCAGTCCCGCAATCGCCGAACCACTGGCGACATGGCTCGGCGAAGCCGCTTCCACGGTCGAACTCCTTGCCCGCTGGGGCGACGAGGTCATACCGCAGATCTACGGCACGGCCCTCGCCTTCGCCCGCAGCATCCTTTCCTCTGTCCCCAAGGAGACCTGAGACATGACCGAATCGTTCGCTGTGCGGATCGCAAGGCTCACGGTCGAGCCGATCCACGACGCGCTGTGCGCCTGCGATGAGCCTGCCGCGCACGAGATCGAGGACTATCCCGCTGCCGCCCGTGAGGCCGCGCGCACCGTGTTGTGGGAGACGGTTGCCTGGCTCCGTACGCAGTCCGGTGCCGGGGATACGCGGGCCTGGCGGGATGCCTATGCGCAGGTTTCGAATGACCTTGAAGCCGAGATCGATGCGCTTGGGGAGTTGTGATGTCGGACTACACCCAACGAGAAGAACTGGCCGAGTTGATCGGCAATCAGATCCGGGTTGAGTACGGGGACGCGACGGGCGCCGATGACGCGGCGGATGCGGTTTTGGCTGCCGGTTGGCGCCGTGTTGGGGCTGTAGACGACGCCGAGGATGTCAATCACGTCGAGATCGACCCGGTCCGGAGCCTGGATGACATCGTGCGCCGCTACCGATTCCACTCGAAGCAGATCGTGTGCTCCGAGGATCATGACGACGCATACCTGCTGGTTGACGTGCTCCGCGAGACGTGGCACGCCGCCCGGTGCGCTCTCACTCAGGACACCAGTCAGACGGGAGAGACCCGATGAGCGACACAACTGAACGCGACGAACTGGCCGCTGTGATCGACGCTGCCGTACCGCACGCGGAGGTTCCGGGTTTCCGGTTCACTCACGCTGTCCGGGCCGCTGACGCCGCACAGGAGGCCGGGTTCCGGAAAGCCCCGGCCGCAAGCACGCAACTTCTCACGACTCGGCAGGCCGCCGAGGTGCTGGATGTGTCGAGGCCAACCGTGGTCAAACTGCTAGAAGACGGAAAGATCCCCTTCACGAGATATGGCACGGCCCGCAGGATCCATCCGGGCGATCTCCTGGCGTATCAGGAACGGGCGCGGGTTGACCGGAAAGCGGCGTTGGCCGAGTTGAGTTACGAGTCGGCCCGCGACGGCACGGACGACGAATCGAATCAATTCTTCACGACGCGCGGGGACGCCGCCCATGCCCAGGCCGCGAGAGAGCAGCCCGCGCAGTTCGACGTGGCGGAGTTCCGGAAGCGGTTCGAGACTGCGGAGCCGTTGACCGAGCAGAAGTGGCAGGACTTCGACGCCGCACTCGCCGAGTGCCGGGGTCACCGCCCGGCCGCGAGCGAAGACGTGACCGAACAAGCCGCGCGGACTTTGGGCGAGCTTGAGGCGCGGCTAGACGGCATAGACCTTGAGACCCGCCCAGAGCTTGCCTGGGAACATTGGGGGAACCCGCGCCGAGCGAAGTATCGTGTTCGCGCTGCCGCTCTACGCAGTGCTGGCCTGCTGGCCGATGGCACCGACCGGCGACGCATCGAGAAAGCACTCGCGATTCTGCGAGGCGAGGATATTCAGACGGCGGATGACAGTTTCCGTATCTGGTCCGCCATTGCCGCCCTGACCGACACCGAGGACCCTGACTCCGGTCTTCTCGCAAGCCACCCAGTCACCGACGAAGCAGACGCGCTGGAGATGATCGACGATCTGCGCGCGGAGTTCCGGTCCGCCGCCGACGTCTACGGCCCTGACTGGGCTCGTGGGGCCCTTGAAGCACTTCACCGTGTCCGGACTGTTCTTGCTGGGGGACAGCCATGACCGCGGCTGAGCCCTTGCCGAAACGCGCGGTCGTCATCGTCGACCGGGACCTCCTGCGCGTCTTCGGCCAGTTCGCCGGCCTCCTGGGCCTGCAACTCGTTCAGCTTCACGATCACTGGACGATCGCTCCATCACGACGCGACAGCCCAATCCTCACTCGCCGGCAAGCCCAGATGCTTTTGGCGATCGCGGAGGGGAAAACGAACCAGCAGATCGCTGATGAATTAGTGGTATCGCTGGAAACCGTGAAGACCACGGTCCGGAATTTGTTGCGGCGTCTCGATGTGAAGTCCCGGCAGGAAGCTGTCGCGTACGCCGCACGCCATGGCCTTTTGCCTGCTTTCGCTTCGCCCGCTGCGTGACCTGAAAGGACCCCCTGATGTCTGAGATTCAGCCCCCGCAGTATCCGACGCACAGGCATCTGCCTGTGGAACTGTTTCGCCGGGAGATGCCGGCAGGCGGCGGAACGTCATACGTCGCCCCGTCCACCCCGGACCGCGAAACCGAGATCCGGCCGTTGAGCGAGCAGTTCGCCGCCGCGATCGGTTCCGGCCACGGCCACGGGGTGATCTACCGCGACGTCATGAACATCGTCACTGCCCGTGAGGCCGCGCTCCAAGCCCGCCTTGACGCGGTGCTCGCGGTGTGCGACGCGGGCGAGCACCAGGCGATCCGTTGGGAGCAGCCGTACCCAGTCCCGGCGTGGGTGACCGACGTTCGCGCCGCCACTGAGGGGCGTGACAGCGATGCCCAGTGACAGCACGCTGCCATTCTCGGTCGCACACGGCCACGCGGTCGCTCTGCGCACCTACGCCCGGAACGTCGAACGCGGCACGGTCCCAACCGACACCATGAGCCCGTCGAAGGTCGCCCGCCTGGCCGACGAGATCGCGGCTGCCGTGGAAGACATGCGGGACCTCGCTGCAGAGCATGAGCGTGAGGTGCGCGCCGCGCTCCAGGCTCGCATCGACAAGGCGCTGGCGCTGCACCGCGAGACCAAGATCTACGACGAGTGCGGCCACAAGCACAAGATGGCCGACGACTACACCGTGCCCGCTGGCCTGCACCTGATCGAGGAAGTAGGGCTCACCTGCGAGGACGGCTACCAGTACTCGATCTGCCGCGAGTGCTGCACCGACGACGGGTATCAGACCGAGACCTGCGTCGACAACCACGAGCACGGAGGATCGGCCGCCTGCTGGCCGTGCCCCACCCATGCCTGCCTGGCTGGCGACACCACGCCAGCGGCGGAAGTGCAGATCGATACCCGCGACTGGGTGATGCTCGGCGAAACCATCATCGATGACCCCGAGGAATACAGGCTGGGCATTTTCGTCCCACATGGTGCTCTACCCGAGATCATCGCCGCCTACCTCAAGGCCAACAAGATCACGGCTCCTGCGGCTGGCGACACCACGGAGGTCGACGATGCCTAGCACGCAGACGGTCTACCTGTGGCGCGGGTGGACGCACGACGGTGAATGCGAGCCTGGCGTCTGCCCGGTGAAGCCTCGCAAGGGACGCAAGCGGCCGTGCGGCTGCATCTCCCATGACCCCGTGGATCACCAGGCTGGCTGTGGCCATTGCGGCGCGGGTGAAGACGAGTGGTGCAAGCCGGGGTGCCCGATTGGTGAGGCCGACGCTAAGGCCGTCGAGGAAGGGCTGTCCACATGAGCACGCCACCCACCGACAGCGCACCCGACCTCGCCCAACGGCTCGTGCAGGTGGCCAACCTCCTGACACGAGACGCCGCGACCATCGCAAACGTGCTCGACGCTGCCTCCAAGCTGCTCCAAGTTGCTCCAACAGTTGGAGCAGACGGGCAGACCTGGCCACAGCCGGGGGATCACGGGGGGCCTGCGCTGCGCCTCGACGACGGAACGGTGCACTGGCATGTGGCCGGGCAGGTTCGGCGCGACATCATCGCCACCCGCCAGGCCGGGACCGGGGACACGACACCGGCAGGCGACGCGGACCGGGTGATTGCCGACGCGATCGCCAAGCATTGGGGCTACGCCGACGCCAACGAAGCTGCGCGCGACGGCAAGAACGGCGACCTCGCCGAACTCGCGGACGTGAGCAAGCAAGCCCTCGCCGCTGCTGGCCTGCTCACCACCCGCCCGGACTGGCAGGCCGCCTTCTGGGCCAAGCAGCGCGAGTTCACGCAGGAAACCCTGCGAGTGTCCGCGCTCCTCGCCCGCTGCGACCGCAACAACATCCCGCGCCACGTCGTTGGCGAAGCCCTGCTCGGATGGGAAGCAGCCCAGGAACACATCCGTGCAGCCGCCCAGCCCGCCCGCCAGGAACCCAGCCAGGGCGCGCCAGAGCCAGAGATCTGCAACGGCCTCGTCGGAGAGTGCACCCTTCCGAAGGACCACGAAGGTGCATGCGACGACCGCCAGGAACGCAGCCAGGACACCGAGGGGGCACGGCCTGAACCGTTCGCCACGCAGTCCGACTGCTGCGACGACCTCGACTGCCCGTGCCACGACAACGACGACCCGATCGGCGACCAGTGGGCCGACGACGTAGCCGCAGCGGACCGCCCGGCCGCCGGTGAGGAGATTGACCGTGGATGACCTGATCCTGACCGCCGAAACGGAGAAGCAATGAGTTACGCCGCCCCGATCCACGGCCTCGATTCCGACGCCGAACCCACGAGCCCTGACGCCGCACGTAGCCTCGGGTACAGCCGCCCCCGCATCGTCTGTATCTGCGGATCGATGCGCTTCCAGAACAACATGCTCGAAGCGTCCATTGACGAATCTCTGGCCGGGCGCATTGTGCTGCTTCCGCTGGTGAACATGAAACGTCCTGATTGGCGCTGGCCTGAAGAGCGCGTCGACGAGATCAAGGCTGATCTGGATCGGCTGCACTTCGCGAAGATCGACCGCGCCGACGAGGTTCTCGTTGTGAACCCGGGGGGCTATGTCGGCGACTCCACGACGCGGGAGATCGCCTATGCCGTGGAGCGCGGCAAGCCTGTGCGTTACCTCGTGGATCAAGGCATCGACGCTCCAAGTGAAACGGCCCCTGCGTTGGAAGTTCCCGTCGACGCTCCAAGCCAACTTGCCCGCCAGGAGCCCAGCCAGGACCCGAGCGACCTGGCGCCCTGGTACTGCCGATGCAGTTCCGACGAACCGTGCACATGCCCGGACACCGCCGCCACCGCAGGCACCAACCCGGCTTTCGTCGAGGACACCGGCGCGTGTGACGAGCCTGGCTGTCGAGCTTGCGGCCCCTTCCCGTTCCAGACAGAAAAGGACCCGACATGACCGAGCAGCAACCGGGTAACTCCGATTTGCGGCTTGAGATCGCAGCTTTACTCGCGGAAGTACGTCTCGCGATGCCGGGCCCCGGAATCGGAGCGGGAGAAAACTTCCGCTATACCTCCGGCTACCAGCACCTCCGTATCCTTCCGGTCCTTCCGTCTGCCTGGGATCCCTCATCTCGCCAAGCTGAGTCACAGTGGGGCTTGAACTACGTAGCGTTCCGCTACGGGCAGTATGCGCGCCTGAGTGATCCGGGCCGATATGTCGTCGCCGCTTCCCAGGGCGAGGCTCCTGGCATTTCTTGGTCTCAACTCATGGCTGATATCGACGCGTTGGCGGGTTCGGGTGACCAGACAGGAGACACCGATGGCTGACGAGTCCGACTCGATCCCGGCCAAGCTGTCGAATGGTTGGGCGATCATCGGCGATGGAGCCGACAAACGTCTCGCCGCAATGGCCGGTGACATCCCGATTGACCGCGTGTACCACGTCAGCGAGGTCATGGACCCGGAAGCGTGGGAGCAGTTGACACCTGCGAGACAGGCGGCCGTGAGACCGCCAGGAAAAAAGAGCCTGGGTAGCGGGGAGGAGACCGATGTCTGAGCATCCCGACGATCGTGTCTACGCCCAGATCCGTGCGGATGCGGAAGCCCGGGGCATCGTGGACCGTCCCGAGCTTCAGTGTGAGCGTGGTCTGGTGTGGTCGACGAAAGTACCGGCTGCTGAACCGTGGACTCAAGATCGTTCTATCGAAATTCCCGGGGGAAACACTCGCGAATGCAAACCGGAGGGATCATGAGGCAACTGATCGGAACAGCCGCCGCTATCGCCGCTGTCCTGGTGTTCTTCTACGGCATGGGGTGGATCGGATGAGTGAGCCGCGTGAACTGCTCGCCATCTATGCCGACGAGACCGACTTCGAGCGGGGTGACCTGCTCGACGACCGCGAGCACGAAGCCCCGGCTGCGTTCGCCGCGCTCCGTGCCGTGCTCGACCTTCACAAGCCGGAACCGCTGGACGACATCGACCCGGAGTGCAGTTGCTGCCGCACAGACGAGCACAACGCCTCCGGCTGGCCATCAGCCGTCCGGGTCCCGTGGCCCTGCCCGACCGTGCAGGCCATTGCCACCGCGCTGGAGGCGAAGTGAGCGAGGACCTGGCGGGGAAGCTGCTGGCCGCAATTGGGGAGACGGAGCGGATCGCGCAGGAAGCGGGCGGCGTGTGGTCGCTACTGACCATCCCCGCTTGGTCGTTGCCCGGCGACAGCGGCGAAGTCAATCTCGGGGACAAGGTTCTGGTCACGCCCGTTCCGGAAAGCGCAGCCCACATTGCCCGCCACGATCCGGCTTCCGTGCTTCGCCGTTGCGCAGCCGACAGGAAGATAGTCAAGGACTGCATGGTCAAGTCGCAGCCAGGCGACCCTGACCATCCATTCTGGTACCCGGCCAACTCCGTGGCCGAGAAGGTGCTGCCCGACCTGGCTTTCGGCTACGGCATCGAGGTAGGCGGATGACCGTCTCCCGGGACAGGGGGTCCTTCGTGGAACAAGTCGAACGGGCCGAGGCGATGCTGTCCGGCGCCCGCCTCCGCGAACCCGACTCGGCGGAGCAGGCCCGGCGGCGGAAAGCCGCCCTCTACGTGGCGGGGCAAGCCCGCGACGCCGATGATTGCACGCTGCTGCTGGATACCCTCGGCTTGTTGGGGACACCGGACACGTACCGGTCCACGGTGCGAGGCAAGAAGATCAAGGTGGTGGGCGAATGAACGGGGTGGCGCGCCGCCGCAGGCTCAGGAGGACGGCATGAGCCCAGAGGACAACCTCTTGCCCGAGGACCGCGAGTGGCTGGCCGAGCATGGGTGGCGGGACACCAGTGCGGACTACCCAGCCATCGGGACGGAGGCGAGCGGCGGCGACGCTTTCCGTCGCCTGTTGGCCACATGGTGCATCGCGGTATGGACGTTCGTCGCCGTGGCTGGGATTGCCGCGATCTGGATCGACCCGGATGCGATCAACGCCGTTCTCGGCGTCGGCATCGTCGCGATCATCAGCACGATCGGCTACATCGCTGAGAGGTGGATTGGATGAAACGTTCGCGTTCGCGGTTCGGCCGCCGACGCCGAACGTGAAACAGGCCCCCGGCTGCCCACCGGAGGCCTGTCCCCTGTTCCCCACGAACCGACGCGATTCCACTTCGGACTCTACCTGACGTGCCCGGGAGTGATCGTGAACCAGATCTGCACCGCCCCGTACTGCGACCGCCCCGCCCTGGATGCCTGGATTTGCCGGTCCTGCGAGAAAGGCCTGGAACATGACCTCACGGAGATCTCCATGCTGTGGCGTGAGCTGGCGGTGACCTTGACTCGGCAGGACGTGCTCGGCGGCGACGGCGGCCGACGCTCCGCCGAGGTGGCGTTGGTGTTCAAGCCCAATGCTTCGGAGGCCCGGTGGGTGCTGGCCAACACCATCGGCACGTGGGCCCGGCTGTTGGCCGAATCCCACAGCTTGCAAGCCCCGCTGCACCCGGCGCGCTGGCTACTGCTCAACGTCCACAGCTTGGCGATGCACGAAGCCGCGGGCGAAGCAGTGGACGAGATCCGCACTGTGGTTCGCCTGGCGTATCGCACGATCGACCGGCCTCCGGAGTTCATGCTCGCCGGGGTGTGCGAGGCCGCAGTGGACGATGGGCGCTGCGTGGCCCAGCTCTACGCCCGGCCCGGCGATACCTCGACGATGTGCGAGGCGTGCGGCGCGGTGCACGAGGTGGCTGAGCGGCGGGAGGCGATGATCCTGGCCGCCTCGGGACTGCTGGTGACTGCGACCGTCGCCCTGGGCTGGGTCAAGTTGCTGATGGACAAGACCATCCCGCAGGGCACGTGGGATTCGTGGAAATCCCGTGGCCGGGTGCTGGCTCACGGGATCTCGGCTGAGGGGTATCCGACGTACCGGTTCGGGGAAGTGCGGGACCTGGCGTTGACGTGGGTATCGAGAAAGGTGAAGGTGGCGTGATGGACCGTCAACCGCCCGCTCCGATGGAGTGGCATCCGGCGTACCGCGAGCAAACCTGGCTGCTCGACTGGCTCGATGGCAAGCTATTCGGCGGCGGCCCGAGCGTGAATGTTCCGCTCGGCCGCAGGCCTCGCCTGGTCCTTCACGAGCCGAGCCTGGATGAGTTGCTGGCCGAGCAGCCGGACAGGATCACACTTCAGCGACAGAAGGCGCACGGCAAGGCGCCTTACGTCGGCCGCCCCTTCGTCTACGTGTGGCATTGTGCGACAGACAACCTGGGGCGCGGCATCGCAGGTGAGTCCAAGATCGTGTACACCGACGATGGGTTCTTCCATGACGACCCGTACGCCGTGCCCGAGGTGACGTGACACGCCGTGACGCCGTGATCATTGGACAACGCCCTGACCTGCGTGCAAGATGTGCACCATCATCATGACCTTCGTGTCTCCGATGACCCATCGCACCGTGGAGCAGTTCGGTAGCTCGCTGGGCTCATAACCCAAAGGTCGTCGGTTCGAATCCGACCGGTGCCACGGTTGCCGGTTCAAGTCCGGCCAGTCGTGAAGCTTCGCGTAGCTGATGGCTGTAGCTCAACCCCGGGCTGAGACGCAACCCAGGTTGACAACGCTTCGAAGGGTAGCCGTGAGCGAAATCAACGAGGTTAAGGCGCAAGAGCAGCAGATCGAGCATCTGCACCTCGACCACGACGCAATGCTCCGCCGCCATGTCGAAGAAGTCCGGGGCCTCCTGGTCAAGATCTCTGGCGCCCATCAGCGCCTGAGCGACCTCAAGGCTGCCTTATGCGCCTGATCCGACGCTTCATCACCCGCTTCCACCGGAAGCCCCGCAAAGTGGGCCTGATGCAGTTCCTTCCTGCCGACCATCGCCCGTACGCGCCCGCGCCGCTCCTGTCCGACGAGCAGCACGCCGAATTCATCCGGTACCTCACCAAGCGCTACGGGACACACGGCTGGTACGACCAGGGCGGCGTCGGCAAGCCAATCCAGGTCGACGCCCTGAACGAATTGCCGCCGCTGTGACCAGCTACGCCCAGGGCGGCCACATCACCGGAGTACAGGGCAACCTCGACCCCATCCAGATCGACGCCCTCCAGATCCTCCACCTCGAACCGGGCGATGTGCTCGCCGTGAAGTTCGACCGGCCGCTGAGCCTGCAAGAAGCCCACGACGTGCGCGAGCAGGTCAAGCGCCTCCTACCGGACAACGAGGTGATGGTGCTCGACAAGGGCATCGAACTCACCGCCATCCGGTCCGAAGACGTCAAGCGCGAACCGCCAGCGGATACGAGCTGGGTCGAGTTCGAGGGCTGATGTCCCGTTCGGCTGGCCGCAAGTCCGACCGTGCGTGGCGTCTCCTCGCCGAACAGGTCTACCGGGATGAGCGGGACTGCTGGCTCTGTGGCGGCTACGTGGACCAGAGACTCGACTACCGGCATCCGATGAGCCGCACCGCCGACCACCTCGTCCAGATCCAGCACGGCGGCCCCGAGCACGACCGAGGCAACGTCAGGTTGGCGCACATGGCACACAACACGGCCCGCAGCAACGCGTTGCGCGGTCTGGCCAAAGAGGACTGCGCCTGCTCTGTCGGCCGCCCCTGCGATGTCCTCGTCCCCAGCCAGAAGCGCGGGTATGTGGCGCTCGAACCTGGAGCGGTATGACTCGGCGCCGCCCCTCTTCGTCAGCGCTTGGCGTGGACCGCAGTAGCAGGGTTGGACTCGCGTGCAACGAATGCGAAATAGCTATCTACCTGGCTCTGTTCGTCAGGTGTCTCGGCGACCTGCTTGAGCCATGCATCCAGGGTCGGCCGCGTGACGCCGAGCGACGTGCTCACAACGGTCTTGGTGAGCCCTGCGCGAACGGCTATCGCTGCGCTGACTCTTCGCCCACGTTCTGCTCGCGCGAGCTGCTCAAGGGCCTGGCCGACGTCGCTCGCTGTGCCTGTGAGTTCCTCGATGTAGAACTTGGTGTCGTCGGTGGTGTTCATCGGTGCGTCCTTCCGTGATGCGTAAAGCGACTATACGTCCGATGATGGCTGGTTGTAAAGCGTCTTTACGTTGGTACGTGGCGCTCGACCCGAGTGGAGTGTGAGCGTGCCCAAGTTCGCTGTCCTCATCGAGTACGACCTTCCCGCACTCGGACAGGCCGAGAGCTTCGAGGGCGCGGTGCAGCCCCTACTGGACGCCCTGCGGGCTCTGACCCCGATCCCGCCAGCGAGCGTGACCGCTTTCGCCAAGGACGCGGCCGAGCGAGTCATCGAAGCCGGGAAGGACTAACCGTGGCCGAGCCCGACGCGGACCCGATCATCGGGGTGGTCGACGCGATCACCCGTATCCACCTCGAACCGGGCGATGTGCTGGCCGTGCGCTGCCCCAACATCACGACGGAACAGGCGGCCCGGATCCGCACACACATGGCCACCCTGGTCCCAGGCCACGAGGTGATCGTGGTCCCCGAGGGCGTCGAGTTCGCGGCCATCACCAACGTGCAGCTACTGCCCTAGCCGTGCACATCGTGGTCCTCGCTGGCCCACCATGCGCCGGCAAGACCACACTCGCTCACCGCCTCGCACAGTCTGACGACGTGGTACTCGACTACGACGACATAGCCAGGGACATGGGCTCACCCGCCTGGCACATCCACCCCGAGCCATGGCGCAGCAGGGCTGAGGCAGCCATGCAAGCCCTCATAGCCCAAGCCCACGTCTACCCATCGGATGGCACAGCCTGGACGCTCAGGACCACACCCAGACCCGAGCAGCGCATGGCCATGGTCAGGCAGTGGCAGGCACAGGTGTACGTCCTCAACCCAGGCCAAGCCGAGTGCAGGCGCAGGGCACAGGCCAACGGCAGACCGACAGGTACAGCCAAGCGCATCGGTACCTGGTATTGGCAGTACCGACCATCATCCATCGACCTTGATGCATCGATGCTCGATCCCTCGTCGCCACGACGTGTGGTCATGGTCGACCCAAGGTCGGTCTGAGGGTGGTTGCCAAGTAACGGATGATCACACAGTCCTGTGTGGACATGGCATAAGCCTCTGACCTGCAGGAATGAAGATCACAAGTGCAAGGCTCTGACCTGCGGAAACAGAAATGATCTTGGTTTTTATGGATCATGGTTGGTGACCTCGCTCCCACGGCTCCCTAAATCTCCCCCCGGAACGATCTTGGAGTGCCGTGATGGCTGACAAGAAAGCCGCGGTTCGCGCCAAGATGTACCGGGATCGGAAGCGCCGTCATGAGCAGGGCGATCATACCTGCTGCGTGGTCGGGAACTGTGTGGTCGTCACGCCGGAATCCATCACGTCACCCGTGACGCCTGACGGGCCCGTGACAGGCCGAGAGGCCGTAGTCGATGAGATGGGGCTCTCGGCGCGGGGTAGGCGGCTCTGGGACGAGATGACGGCAGGTAATGACCCGTCTCCGCTGCATCGGGAGATGCTGCTCGAAGCGTGCCGGATGGCGGACAGGCTTGAACGCCTTGACCGGCACCTGAAGGGCGAGGACTGGCTGCGGTTCTGGTCGCGCAACGACGACGGGACTCGCGTCGAGGTGATCGTCGACAAGCTCCTGACGGAGGCGCGCGAGCTGCAGAGCGCGTTCCGGATGGCCGTCACGGATCTGGTGAAGGCTTTCCCGCCGAAGAAGGAGCCGAAGGGCGGTGGGGTGCTTGCTGACCTCGCCGCCAAGCGTGCTGCTCGGAGCGCTCAAACCGCGGGTTGAGTCGAAGCCGCCGAACATCGTCGGCTCGTTGGGTGATCTCGCGGTCGACCTGATGGAGGCGGCCGGCAAGCCGCTGGAACCATGGCAGCAGGAGAGCGTCAACCTGATGATGTCGACGCGCCCAGACGGCAAATGGGCCTGCTACGAGTACTGCGAGTGGGTCGCGCGGCAGAACGGCAAGGGCGGTCTGGGTGAGGCCCGCGTCCTCACGGGGTTCTTCGTGCTCGGCGAGGAGCTGATCATCTGGTCGGCGCACGAGTACAAGACCGCGATGGAAGCGTTCCGCAAGATCCGGCGCCTGATCAGGAATCTCGGGACGACGCTGAGTCCCACGCTGGTCGACATCGATGGCGTTCTGGTGAAGATCTCGAACACCAACGGCGAAGAGGGCTTCGAACGGCTCGACACCGAACAGCGGATCAAGTTTGTCGCCAGGTCGAAGAGCTCCGGCCGCGGCTTCTCGGGCGATGTGAATGTGATCGACGAAGCTTTCGCCTACACCCCGGAGCAGGCCGAGGCGCTGGGGCCGACGCTTATCGCCCGACCGAACGCCCAGATCATCTACTTGTCCTCACCGCCCTTGAAGGGCGACGAAGGCCAGGTCATGTACGAGCTAAAGGACCGTGCCGAGGCCGGCGGTGACGATTCACTGGGTTACCGCGACTGGGGTCTTGAGGGCGATCTCGACGACCGTGCGGTCGACATCGAGGACGTCCAGAACTGGGCGAAGTCAAACCCGGCCCTCGGTCTTGGCCGGGTGACGCTGGAGACGATTCGCCGGCTGCGGCGAATGCTGTCGGCGAACAACGGCCGGGGCTTCGCGCGCGAAGTGCTCGGACTGTGGCCGAAACGCATCACGGGCGGCGGCGCGATCGACATGGTGCAGTGGGCGAAGCTTCTCGATGGTGCCTCGCGGCGCGATGGTGACATCGCGATCGCGGTCGACATCGCCCCGGAGCGGGACTACGCGGCGATCGCGATGTACGGGATCCGCACGGACGGCTTCGGGCACCTGCAGATCGTCGACTACCGGCCTGGGACTGACTGGTTACTTGATCGGATCGTCGAATGGCGCGAGGCATTGGATCCGGTTGCGATAGGAATGGGTCGCGCGACCGCCGCATCGCTCGAGGTGGAATTGAAAAAGCTCGGCATCCAGCGTCCCGAGGTCCCCGAGGAGCCGCTACGCGGCGAACTCGCGGTGACCAACGCGACGGAGATGACCGCCGCGACGGGCCAACTGCTGGATGCGGTGAGACAGAGCACCCTCCGGCACACCGGCCAGCAGGAGTTGGACGCCTCGGCCGCAGGCGCGAAGACGAAGGTGCTGGGTGACACGCTCGCGTGGGCTCGCAAGGACGCCTCCGCGGACACCTCGCCTCTGGTGGCGGTAACCCTGGCCCGCTGGGCATACGAATCGCGGGCCCATCTGGTGCAGAACGCGAACTACGACGTGATGGAGAGCGTGTACTAGTGCCCGCCCGGAAAGATCTGATCGTCGAATCGCTCGAGGTGCTGGCGCTGCTCCTGTTCGCCGCCGCGGTCGCCGGGGCGCTGTGGGCGATCTACTGGCCTGGGGGGCTGTGCGCCGCGGCGGGTGTCATCGCCGCCGGCGCGTGGTTGATGGATCGGCCGCCGAAGCAACCCAGGGACTCGAGTCAGTGAGGGCGGTGAGGCATGTCGCTGTTCCGCCGGACCAGCAACGTCTTCGGCCCCACGCCTGAGGTGATGGTCAACGCCCGCCGCGCGTTGAGTAAGCCGGGGATGCCTGTCGTCACGAGCGACACGGCGATGCGGCACTCGGCGGTGTGGGCGTGTCTGCGACTGCGGGCGAATCTTGTGTCGACGATGCCGGTGGACGTGTTCCGACGGGTGAACGGCGAGCAGATCGAGGTGCCGAAGCCGCCGGTTCTGGTCAACCCGGGCGGGGAGCGGGTGGAGCTGCAGGAGTGGCTGTACTCGTCTCAGGTAGATCTTGACCGCGGCGGGAACGCGTTCGGGTTGATCACCGAGCGGGACGGTGGCGGGTTGCCTCGCCGGATCGACCTCCAGCCGCTGGGTGAGTGTTCGTTCGTGGTGCGGGACGGCAAGGAGATGTACCGCATCGCGGGGAAGCTGTACGACCCGAAAGACGTGTGGCACGAACGGCAGTACACCGTGTCGGGGCTTCCGGTGGGGTTGTCGCCGGTCGCGTACTCGGCGTGGTCGATCTCGGAATACCTGTCGATTCAGGACTTCGCGCTGGACTGGTTCGGCAACGGCGGGGTTCCGCTCGCGCACCTGAAGAACGTTCAGAAGACGTTGACGTCGGAGCAGTCGAGCGCCGTCAAGGAACGCTACAGCGCATCGGTCCGATCGGGGGAAATCTTCGTCACCGGCAGCGACTGGGAATACAACATGATCCAGGCTGAGCAGGCCGGATCGGCGTGGCTTGAGGCGAAACAGTTCTCCATCGGCGACATTGCCCGGTTCTTCGACTGCCCTGGTGATTTGATCGACGCCGCGGTGCAGTCGGGCAACATCACCTACGCGTCCATCACGCAACGGAACCTGCAGTTCCTGATCATGCATCTGGGGCCGGCGGTGATCCGGCGGGAAACCGCCCTCGGGCGGCTGTTGTCGAAGCCGCGGTACGTGAAGCTCAACACCGATGCCTTGCTGCGTCTGGACCCGTTGACGCGCGCACAGATGATCAAAACGCAGATCGATGCACGCACCCGCACCCCCGACGAGGCGCGCGAGCTCGACAACCTCCCCGCGTTGACTCAGGAGCAGGTGGATCAGTTCCTCACGTTCTGGCCGCCGCGTGGTTCCACGGTCGAACCCGGCAGCGGACTTGAGTCCGTTGCACCAGTGAGCGCGCCGTAATGCTGAGCGAAGGAGTTAATCAGGTGGATCCCAATGTGCTCCAGCGCCGTGCGGCCGCGGTCACCGAGAATCCGGGCGAGATCCCGAACGGGGCGTGGCACCGCCAGCCCTTCTCGGCGCAGATGCGCGCCGAGACGGTGATCTGGAACGGTGCGGAGAAGGTCAAGCTCACCGGTAACGCCTCAGTGGTGGAGAAGGCATACCGGATGTATGACATGTTCGGCGAGTACGACGAGATCGTCGACCAGGGCGCTTTCGCGAAGACGCTCTCCCGGAAGCCGGACGTGGCCTACCTGGTGAACCACTCCGGTGTCACCATGGCCCGCACCACCTCCGGGTCTCTGTTGCTCTCGGCGGACTCGCAGGGGCTGCAGACGGAGGCGTACGTCAACCCGAAACGGGTCGACGTGAACGACCTCCTGCTCGCCATCGAAGACCGCGACGTCACGGAAATGTCGTTCGCGTTCCGCATCATCGATGGCCAGTGGAACGACGACTACTCCGTGTTCCGGATCCTCGAGGTCGACCTCGACCGGGGTGACGTGTCCGCGGTGAACTACGGCGCCAACCCGTACACGTCGGTCGCGGCGAGGCAGACCGAGATCCTCAACGACCTGCAGCGGCTCCCGTCAGGTGCCCAACGTGCCGCGGTAGAGATGCTGCAGGAAACCCGCGAACGGCCCGTTGAGGATCCGCCCGCCGAGGTTCCAGAGGTTCCGGCATCCGAGGTCCCGCCGCAGGGACGGTCGATCCAACTGATCCAGGCCCTGCTCGAACTCTGAAAACTTCCCACGCTAAGCCGACACTCAGATCGGTAAGCGCGCGGATTGGTTCCACCAGTACGCCGACACTCAGATCGGTAACTGCCCCTCGCATGGACGGCACTCAGACCGGGATCGCGAGCCCACTGTCAACTTCTGCAACTCGAAAGGGAGGTTTCGTCGTGGTTATCGACGAAATCATCACCAAGATCGAGGTGGAGCAGGACATGGCGACGAAGGCCCGCGACAAGGCCATCGCCGAAGTCCAGGCCATCGTGGCCTCGGCCACCCAGGAAGGCCGCTCCACCCTCACTCAGGACGAGGACGCGCGCGTCAAGGAACTGTTCGACATCAAGGAGCGCAAGGCCAACGACCTGGTTGGTATCGCCTCCAAGCTCGAGAACGCCAAGCGCGCCAAGACCGCCGAGCTCGAGGTCACCACCAAGAGCGAAGAGCGCCATTCGACCGGTGTCGAGACCCGCAAGTACGACCAGGTCGCCCGGGTTGGCTCCGAGGAGCGCACCTACCACAAGGGCAGCGACCGCAAGGGTTCGCAGTTCGTGCGGGACGTCGCGAAGCAGTTCCTGTTCCGCGACCTCGAGGCCGAGCAGCGTCTCGTCCGGCACATGCAGGAGGAGCGCGTCGAGCGCGCGCAGTACCTCGCGCGTGCGGCCGGCACCGGTGCGTTCTCCGGTCTGGTGGTTCCGCAGTACCTGACGGACATGTACGCCCCTGCGGTGGCGAACCTCCGCCCGTTCGCGGACATCTGCAACCACCACGACCTCCCGTCGGAGGGCATGACGGTCAACATTTCCCGCATCACCACTGCTTCGTCGGTGGCGCTGCAGACGACGGAGAACACGGCCGTCTCCGAGACCGACATGGACGACACGCTCCTCACGGAGAACGTCCAGACCGCGTCGGGTCAGCAGACCCTGTCCCGGCAGGCACTCGAGCGCGGCACCGGCGTCGAGGAGGTCGCCTTGGGTGACCTGTTCAAGCGGTACGCCACCACGCTCGACAACACGCTGATCAACCAGGCCACGACCGGTTTGGCCGCGGTCGCGACGACCACGACCTACACCGACGCGTCGCCGACGGTCCCGGAGCTGTACCCGAAGCTCCTGGGTGCCGCGGCGGGCGTGGAGGCGGCGCTGCTGGGTCAGGCGGTCCCGTCGCACGTGATCATGCACTCCCGCCGGTGGTACTGGATGCAGTCGCAGGTCGGCCCGAACTGGCCGACGATCCAGCAGCCGGGTATCGATGTTCAGGCCGCTGGCGTGAACAACGCCGTCCGGTACGGCTCCGGCTCGCGCGGTGTTCTGCCGAACGGGATGTCGGCGGTGGTGGACAACAACGTGTCCACCGCGGGCGGCACGGGCACCAACGAGGACGCCATCTTCGTGGTGCCCCAGGACGAGTGCCACTTGTGGGAGGACCCGCAGGCGCCGGTGTTCATCCGGGCGGAGCAGGCCAAGGCCGCGAGCCTCGGTGTCCTGCTAGTCCTGTACGGGTACTTCGCCTACAGCTTGCGTCGCTACTCCGGTGGGATGCAGTCGATCACGGGCACCGGCCTCCAGCTCCCTGTCTTCTAGATCACCTACCGCCTCGGGGTCGGCCAAACGGTCGGCCCCGAGGAGATTTGGATTCCGGTTATGGCTGTTCGAAGTGATCTCGTCGCCGAGATCGACACCACGCTCTCCGGTTCTGGGACGCTGACGGGCGCCTGGATTGACTCCGGCGACGTGCAGTCGGTGCACATGGTCTACGGGTTCACAGGATCTCCGAGCCCGGTCGTCTCCCTCGACCAATCGATCGACGGTACGACCGTGTTCTCGTCAGACCCGTGGAGTTTCGATTCCAGCCGTGTCATTGCGGCCCGGTTCTTCAGGCTTTCCGTAGCTGGAGGCGGCGCGGGCGCTACCTTCCGGGCCTCTGTGCGAGTGGTTTCCTGATGGCCACCGTGGTCACGAACAGCACATCCTTCCCAAACATCGCAACCCTGTCCTCGGCGCAAACCGGGAACGGGCAGTCCACGAACATCGTGGACCGCGGAGGCTCCACGGCCCCCGCTCTGGTGACGATCGTGACCACAGTCGGCGCCACCCCCACCTGCACCTACCTGCTCGAGGTGTCTGCGGATGGGGTCGACTGGTTCCCCGGGGCGTACGCGGATGTCGCCACCCCCGCAACTACGGCGGTCGCGACGTTCGCGATCACCACTGCGACCACGACCAGGAAAATCATGGTCGCCGGTCAGCCGTGGCGGTACCTGCGGGCCACGTTCAGCGCCAACACGAACGTCACCAGCACCGTGTCTGTGTGGACGTACTGAAACTCGTCAGGTCGTGGCCCGCACGAATCCCCGAAGGTCGGTCCTATGTGGTCGACCAGCTCGACCGGGTCGTCATCGACAACCACGACTACCGGGCCCTTGAGGGACTCGACGACGACGTGCTGCTCTTGGAGTGGGACATCGCTGTCGGCAAAGAGGACCTCGAGTCGTTCGCGCGCCAAGCGAAAGCAACTCCGGCTGGCGTGCTGGTGGCGCCGTACCTTCTGTACACCCCGGAGCCGGTGTGGGCGCACCGATCGTGGCCCGGCGGATTGACACCTGAGGGTGCCTCGCCGGTCTACACGGGCGCAGCGTTCTGCAACCTGTTCGGGCTCGGCATGGCCTACCTTCCGCGAGCTCTCATTCAAGGGTTCTGCAGCTCGGGGTGGGCGAACCACTTCGGTGACGTCGAGTTCTCCACGTGGCACTACCACAACGTCAAGAAGGAAGTCCCGATCGCATGGGCGATTCAGCCTGTGCATCTCAACCATCCTGGAGTGACCCGTGTCGGATGACGCCAACGCCAAGACCATCGCCGCGCTGCTGCGCGAACGCTCCGCCCTCCTCGGCCGCGGCAAGGACGAGCGTGTCGAGCAGGTCGACGCCGAGCTCAAGGCCCGCGGCTACGAAGCGCCGAAGACCGCCGAGGAGCCGCCGAAGCCGGCGGAGGACCCGAAGCGGCAGACCCCGCAGGGGCGCTCCAGCAAGCCGCAGCAGAACACCAAGGACTGAGCGACGATTCGGGCGGGGGTACCGATTTGAGCCTCATCGCGGCCTACTCGTTCGACGAGTCGGGCAACACGGTGCTGGACATGTCCGGCAACGGCCGGGACTTCGCGTTGACCACGGACGCGCAGCGCGTCGCCGGGCACATGGGCGGCGGTGTCCAGCCCGCCACCACCACGGGGGTGCAGCTGCCGGACATGGGCCAGACCGATGAGCGCACGGTGTGCATGTGGGTCAAGGGCTCCATTCCGGACGGTTGGCCGGTCAGGTGGTACGACCCGTCCGCCGCTGGCGGTAGCGGTGGCGGGGTGTGGGGGATCCTGTTCCTCGGCGGCGTACCGATCATCCGGGCCCGCAACGGGGCGGACGATTTCACGGATGCGACTGCGGCGTGGCCGGACACCACGAACTGGCACCACATCGCCGGGACGTTCGGTGGTGGTGCGGTGAAGTTGTACCTCGACGGCGTGTTGGCGGATCAGCAGTCTCTCGTTGGCCCGATCCGGATAGCGAACGCGCCGACCTTGTTCGGCGGGTGGAATCTCGCTGGGAGTTTCGACGATCTGCGGATCTACGATGCGGCACTCGGCGCCTCGTCGATCACCGCGTCGATGGCGCCGGTGCGGTCAAGTGACCTCGCGTCTGCGGGGGCATTGGCGATCGACGCGGCCTTCCTGGCCCGGGTCACCGCCGCGGCGCAGCAGTATGGCGTGCAGGTCGCGAAAGCCGTGCTGGCGAACCCTGACGGGTCGAGCCAGAAGGACAAGGCGCGCTTCAACCTGTCCCGCACCTGTCTCGCCAGCCCGGCGGCGATCGGCCAGCAGTTCGCGTGGGCCATCGGTTCCGACGCCGCGGTGGATTCGACGATCGACGACGACACGATCCGCTCCATGGTCGTGGATGTCTGGAACATCGTCGCCGGGGTGCCGATTTAAGTGTCCGCTCGCTCGGACGCCGCGACCGACCGGGTCACGATCGCGTCCGCTCCCGCCGCGGGTCCCATAACGGTCTGCACGTGGGCCAAGCTGGTCACCCAGGGCACGAGCACGCTCGACACCATCGTCCGCTGGGATGCGAGCGGCACCACCTCGCTCATCATGTCCCTGCGTGGTGCCAGCGGGCTGACGCCGGGTATCTACTCTGCGGCGAGCACTACGGGCGTCCTCGCCTCATCCGATGTCACGCTCGGCACCTGGGTTTTCATCGCCGGGACCAGGGATGGGTCTTCCAACGCCCAGATCTTCTGGGGCACCAACCCGGCCAGCCTGTCGAAGGTCACCGGCACTGTGAACACGTCCGGGACACCTTCGTCGGTGAACCTATTCGGGCGCAGCACGTCGGACGCCACGGACTGGTTCAACGGCTCCCTAGCACACTTTCGGGTGTGGACCACCGTCCTCACGGACGCAGAAGTCGCCGCCGAGGGCGCCAGCGCAACGTTGGTGAAGACGGCCAGTGCGTGGAGTGCGTGGGAGTTCGCCAACGCCGCGCTCACCGACTCGTCCGGCAACAGTCGGAACCTCACCGCCGGCAGCACCGGTCTCACGGCGGACGCAGATCCGCTCGCTTCGGCGCCGTTCGTGCCGATCTACTCGCTGTCCCCGTACGGCAGCTTCCACTGAAAGGACGGTCGATGGCGAAGGTTCCGAGCGCCGATGAGGTCGTGGCCAAGCTGGACGAGATCAAGGCCGCGATGACCGAACTGTTCCCCCGGAACGCGGCCCGGCTTCACCAGCTCGATCACCATCTTTCGACCGCCGCAATGGCGGTCGAGCACTTGTTCGACGAGCAGGTGCGTGCCGACTTCGCCCGCGCGGAACGCATCCGCAAAGCCGAGAACGAGGAGTAGGAACATGGGCCGTTTCAAGGGTGCTGTCGAGTCGCAGGCCGCGCAGCTTGCGGGTACGCCGGCGACCACTACGTTCAACGGGTATTTCGCGGCAATCGTCGCGGGCGCCTCCGCGAACTTCAAACTGCGCCGTGTGATCCTCGGCGTGCGCGCCGGCGCCGCTGTGCCGACATCGCAGCAGTACACGGTGGCGATCTACCGCCAAACCGTCCGCGTCGTCGGCACGGGTTTCTCGACGGTGACGATGCAGAACATGGATCCGCGCGGCGCAGCGTCGGCGATCACGGGCATCGATGTCACCACTGCGACCACGGCTGGCACGACCGGGCCGACGATCGGCGCGAACCCGCTGGAGCGGATCACCCTCAACACCCAGTCGGCCGCGGATCTGCCGTACGAGCTTCTTGAGGAGCTGATCTGCGACCAGGGCACGGCGAACGGGCTGGCGTTCGTGAACATCGGCAGTGCGCTCCCGGCCTCGCATCTGTTCACGCTCAGCGTCGAAGCAGAAGAGTGACCTCGTAGGTCATGTCCCGTCGCTGGCGTGATCCGCTCGTCTCGCGTCGGCGACGGCTTGAGGCGCCCTGGATACCACCGGCATCTCCAGCTGCGCCGCAGATGCCTCCGCAGACGCTGGCGACGAAGCGGCGACTGCCCCCAGCGCGGCACGGGCGATCGTTCTTCGCGCCATCCGCCGGCGACCTGCAGCTAACACTCCCGCTGCGGCGGCGGCCAGTCGCCGTGCGGCGCCGGGGAAGCATGTTCGAGACGCCGTGGGCGCCTCAGGTTGTCCCAGCGGCGCCGACCTTCGTTCCGGACGAGCTTCAGCGCTCGGTGCGGATGGTCACTGTCCGGCGAGGACGGTTCGCGGCGCCACCGTGGCCGCAGCAGCAGGCGACCGCGCCGCCGGATATGCCGCCGAGCTTCGTGCGACAGAACGCGATGCGGGCTCGTCCGCAGCGGCGTGGCCGGTTCCTGCCGAGTCTGGCGGCTGCACCGGGGATTCCTCAGCGGCTACGGCTGACGGTTCGCCGCCAGCTACCCGGCCGGCGCGGGAAGTTCTCCCGGCCGCTGCCGGTGGTGTCGCTCGCGGGCCCGGGCCCGCTGGTACCCAAGCTGTCACGGTCGACGCAGCGGCGACTGGTTATCCCGCGCCGTGGGCACTTCCTGGCCGTGCCGCTGATCGGCGCGACCCCGGCAAGCCCCGGCTTCGTCTGCCAGGACTTCGACGCCACTGTCTCGGTCGACGCGTACTCGGGCTCCGTCTCAGTCGACGCCTACGCGGCCGCCATCTCGGTCGATGCCTACAGCGCCACCGTCTCCGTCGACACCTACGGCGGTACAGCAACCAACTGCGGGAGGTGACATGGCAGCCAAGCAGGACATCTCCCTGAACGAGAACAACGACGAGAACGTCAACGTCGTCGCCACCACCAACGTCCCCACCGCCGGAACGATCCTCAACCTCACCGGCTTGACGTTCGAAGCGTTCCTGAAGCCCACCAAGGGCAGCGGGGACGCCGACGCCGGAGTTTGGAAGGGAACCCTCGGCTCCGGGGTGACCGTCACCGACGCGGCAAACGGGAAACTCACCGTCTCCATCCCGGCCGCGAACATCACTGTCACTCAGGGATGGTGGCGGGTGGATGCCCTCTCCGGCGGGCTGCGGAAAACCATCGTGTACGGCGTCGTGACGGTGGTGGATCTCTGATGGCCATCGACCTCGGCGACCTCATACGCCTTGAGTTCACCAACACAGCCCCCGGTTCTGGTGCGCTGGTGAACCCCGACACGGTGACGGTCACAGTGACCCTGCCGGATGGCACCGCGTTGGCCCCGCAGACTGTTGCCCCGGCCAGCACGGGCAAGTTCCAGTACGACTACCTCACCACCGTGGCCGGCCGGCACACGGTGCGCTGGCTGGGCATTGGCACGAATCCGGGCGCCTACACGGATGCGTTCGATGTCCGGCCCGCCGGCTCCGGCTACATCCTGTCCCTACAGGACGCCAAGACCCAGTTGAACATCACCGGCACGACACGGGATGAGGAACTGCGGCGCTACCTCGAAGCCGTCACCGGGACGGTGGAGAAATTCCTCGGCCAGAAGATCGTGCGCTCCACCATCACCGAGGAACACCACGCCTCCGGGCGGATCGCCCTCAACTGGAGCCCCGTCATTTCCCTCACCTCCATGGCGCGGGTCGACGGCACCTACACGTGGGACGTCAACACCCTCCACGTATCCCCAGCGGGCGTGGTGTCTTCACCGCTCGGTGTCGCCCCCTACGGCGACGTGAGGACCACTTACGTGGCTGGCATGTCGATCGTCCCTGAGGACTACGCCCTCGCCTCCCTGATCATCCTGCAGCACGTCTGGCAGACCAAGCGTGGCGACAAGGGCGCGCCCCGCACCGGGGGGATGGCGGACACGGCGAACATCGGTACCGGCCACATCGGCTACTTCATCCCCAACGCCGCAATGGAATTGCTCGGCGGCGGAATCCCGGGGATCGCCTGATGGTGTCGACGAAGTTGTTCGACTCGATCAACGCGATCGTCACCACCCTGCAGGCGGCCGGCATCACGGTCATCGACGGGCCTGAGGTTGCAGACGTCGAACTCGCCGCAGCCGTGTTCGTCGGCTATGACGCCGACCCTGAGGGCGAGTTCGCGGCCGCCACTCTCAACCAGGACTGGTCGGACGCGACGGGTTCGGGGCGGCGCGACGAGCAACTCGAGGTCATGTGCTGCGCCGTGGTGCTCGACGGCGAATCGGCGGCGTGGAAGCCGGTCCGCGACAAGGCGAAGGCGCTGCTGACCGCCGTAGAGACAGCTCTGCGCGCGGATCCTTCACTTGGCCAGCTTGCGAGTGGGACCACGCAGTACTACTTCGCCGGGTTTCGGCCCATGGCCGCCTACCAGGAACCCACCCCGGCGGGCTACCAATTCCGGTTCACCTTCGCCGTTTCGATCAAGACCCGCGTGTAAAGGAGCGTCATGACCGTCAAATTCAGGCTGCGCAAGGAGCAGTTGGCGGTGGACCTGTTCAAGCCCGCAGGCCACTACGACAGCTTCAAGGTCGAGCCCGGCGGCCCCGTCGACGTGCCCGGAGAGCTCGTGACGTCACGTCCCGAGCCGAAAGACGGCGAAGAGCCGCTGCCCCCGCTGCCCGACGACGCGTATGTCGTCGCCAACGGTGGCGAGGAGAAGTCGTGGCCCCACTCGCTGTGGGAGCTCGTGACCGACAAGCCGGCCGCGAAGGCCCCGGCCGTGAAGGAGGAGAGCTGAGATGGCTACGGGGTCCGCGCTTGATGCGCAGCTGATGGTCAAAGCCGAGACGACGTGGGGCACGCCGGTCACGGTCGACAGGGCCTACGAGTTCACCGACGAGTCGCTGAACCAGGACATCACCTACACCGACTCGGCCGGGTTGCGGGTGGGGACGACGTTCAAGCGCACCGCCCGCACCAAGCAGGCCCGATTCTCCGTCGGCGGGGACATTTCGATGGAGATCCCCACCCTGGGTGCAGGGCTTCTGGTGAAGCACATGCTGGGGTCGGCGGTCACCACCACGACCCTGATCTCAGGCACGGCGTACAAGCAGGTACACGTCCCGGCCGGCATGGCTGGGCTGGGTTTGACCGTGCAGGTGGGGCGCCCGGAGCCGGTGTCGCCGTACACGTCCAGGCCGTTCACCTATGAGGGCTGCAAGATCTCCAAGTGGGAGATCAGCCTCAAGGACGGCGGGCTGGCGATGCTGAAGCTCACCGTCGATGGGCAGGCGGAATCCACCGCCACAGCTTTGGCGACGGCGGCGTTCCTGTCGGGCACGCAGGTCTACAGCTTCAACCAGGCGACGATCAAGCTGGGCGGGACTGCGACGACCGCGTCGGGGGAAACCACGATTGCCAGTGGGGTTCCGCTGGCGACAGTGGCGAAGTCCATCACCATCTCCGGCAGCAACGCCATCGCGGATGACCGGTACGGCATCGGCAACGCCGGGCAGAAGAAAGAGCAACTGCAAAACGGCATCCAGACGGTCAACGTGAAGCTGGACTCGGAGTTCTCCAAGGCGGAGTTGTACGACCTGTACACCGCGGGGACACCCACCCCGATCCAGTTCGACCTCACCGGCGCGGCGATCGGGGCGTCCAACTACCTGTTCTCGGTGATCCTTCCCAGCTGCATCTTGAAGAAGGCCCCGCCTTCGATCAAGGGCGCGGACATCGTGCAGATGTCGACGGAATGGGAGGCCGAGTGGGACGAGACGAACCCGCCGATCCAGATCAAGATCGTGTCGACTGAGTCCACCTCGATCTGATGCCGCCGATCCGGCTCAGCTTGGCGGCACAAAACGTGCAGGCATATCGCGCGTTGAGTAAGCGTCTCCGCCAGGGGAAGCCGGATCTGCGGAAGAAGCTCCGCGCCAGCATCAACGAAGCGGGGAAGCCGGTGCTGGACGAGGTGAAGGAACGCATCCAGACGCTGCATGTGTCCAGCGGCCATGGTGGCGGCGCGAGGCGTCGGCAGATGTTCGCCATGGTCGAGGCGGGGCGGCGGGCGCACGCACGGGGTGCGGACGTGCGGGGCGCGGCTCTGCGGGCGTCGAAGCGTTCGACAGGACTACGTACGCGTATCGCGGCGGCGACGAAGTTGCAGATCACCGCCAAAGGCGTGCGGTTCGTCGTCAACTCGTCCCAACTTCCCGAAAGCCAGCGGACGCTGCCACGGCACCTGGACTCACCGAAGGGTTGGCGGCACCCGGTGTTCGGGAACAGAGAGGTGTGGGTGGACCAGAAGGGTGGTCCGTGGTTCGCGGACACAATCAAACGCCGCGCGCCGGAGTTTCGCAGCGCCATCGTCAAGGCGATGGACGATATCTCGCAAGAAATAGAGGGGTAGAAAGTGCTGATCTACAAATTTGAAGGCAAAGAATACGAATACGACCAGAAGATGACCGTCGAAGACGCCATTTTCATTTTTGAAAAGTCGGGCAAGGGCGTCAACGAGATCGGGCCCCAGTTGCAGATCGGGAACCCGCTGGTCATCGCCTCCTTCGTCTACCTGCTGCGCCGCCGGGCCGGGGAGGCGGTGCGCTGGGAGGACATGAAAAAAGCCAATATCAATACCTTCGACCTGGTGCCCGACGAGAACATGAGGCAGGCCGTTCGTGACCGCCTGGAAGGCCTTCGGAAACTCGGCCTCGACGGAAACGCCGACGAGATCATCGAGCAGGCGGAGAAGGCAAACCCTACGAAGCGTGGCACGACCCGGAAGCGCGCCGCGTCCAGTACCTGATCCCGTTCGCCGCGAGGTTCGGTTTCAAACCCTGGGATGTCGACAGGCTCACGCTCGACGAATTCGACCATTTCGCCCGCGTCATCGATGAATTGATCGCGGCGGCAACTGAATAGAGGGGGTGGCGATGGCCAGCGATCTGTCGTTCAACATCGTCGCCCTCGACCAGGCTGGCGCGACGTTCATCCGGCTGGCCGAGCAGGTCGATCACCTCTCGGAGAAGCTGGACCGGCTCGACCACAAGGACGTCACCGCCACCGTCAACGTCAAGACCGACGAATCAACCAAGGCACTCGACTCCTTCAGTAACCGCTTCGCGCTCCTCACCGGGGCGATCGTCGCCGGGTCCCCGGTGGCGGGGGCGGCGATCCTCGGCGGGATCGGCGCGAGCTTCATCGGCATCGCCGCCCTGGCCGAAAAGTCCAATGCGGACGTGCAGGCCAGTTACAAAAACCTGTGGTCCTCGGTTGTTTCCATCGCGAAACAGGGTTCCGATCCGCTGGTCGCGAACTTCGTGTCGTCGGCGAACGCGATGGAAGCCGAAGCACAGAAACTCGCCCCGCAGCTGCAGCAGGCGTTCTCCTACGCGGGCCCCGATCTGGTCGCCCTGACGCGCGGTGTCGACGATTTCGCCGACCGCAGCATGCCGGGCATCACCGCGGCCGCAGCGAACAGCCTGCCGGTGTTCCAGGGGGTCGCGTCCGCCGCCGACGCGCTCGGCCAGTCGGTGGGGCAATCCCTCTCCTCCGCGAGCCAGTACTCCACCCAATACGGGGTTGTGATCAGCTCGCTGGGGCAGGTCGCCGGCTCGGTTCTGACCGGGGTGGTGTCGCTGGTCAATGACGTCGCTGTGGTGTGGGCGCAAAACTCGGGCCCGATCGTGGCCGACGTCCGGCAGATCATCGGCGTGGTTACGGACCTCGGCCAGGGTGCGCTACCGATCGTGTCCAGTGGCGTCGCCGTCGTGGCCGCGACCATTCACGACCTGCTCTCCATCCTCGGCCCCGTCGCTCCCATCCTCGGCACGGTCGGCGGGGTGGCGCTCACCACGTGGGCTGCGTTCAAGACCGCCGGTCTGGTCACGGCGGGCGTGAATTCCCTGGCGATGAGCGTTGTCAGCCTCGGTGGCGAGATGGAAGCCGGGGCAGCCAAGGCCGCCGCCCAGGCCGCCGCCCTGCAAGGGGTAGCGGTTGAATCGTCGACTACTGCGGTCGCCGTCCGGGCGGCGGGCGCGGCGACAGCGACAGCCAGCCTCCAGGTCGGTGCCGGACTGTCCGCGATCGCCGGTCCACTCGGAATCATGGCTGCCGTGACGCTCGGCGTGCTGACGCTGGGCAGCGCGATGTCCTCGTCGGGGAACGATTCGCTGCAGTTGTCTGGCGGCATGGACGGTGTGACGGCCGCGTTGCAGCGCTCGCACGGCGCGTTCGACCAGGCCGCCCAGGATGCCTTGAAGGCCGACCCGGCCTACAAGGCCGCCTCGGATTCCGCGTCGCAGCTCGGCATTTCGCAGGACACCCTGTTCGCCGCGATCACCAAGGGCGGTCCGGCCCTCGACGATTTGCGCAGCAAGGTCGCGGCATCCGGCGAGGCGGGCTGGCACGCGATCCCCGCATACCAGGCCCTGGTCACGAACTTCTCGGACATGCGGATCGGCGCCGGCGGAACTATCGAGGCCATCGATGGCCAGGGGCGGGCCGCGCAGAACCTGGCGCCCCAGTTGGATGCGTTGGCGCACCAGTTCGGGATCAGCACGGCAGTCGCGGCGGACTCCGCGGCGAAACAGGACTCCGCTTCAGCGGCACTGTCCACATCGAGCGGATATGCGGAAGCCGCAGCCGGTACGGCGAGTCTTCTGGGGCTGAGCCTGGCGCAAGTCACCACCGGCTATCAGGGCGTGATCTCCGCGGGCGGTGTCGCGAACGCCACCGTGGCGGGTACGTCCGAGGCCTTCTTGAAGAACACCCTCGCCGTGGCCCAGTCCGCGACAGAGATGCAGGACCACTTCGTGCAGGCCGACCGGCAGGTTGCGCAATCCAGCCAAGCTGTCGCGGACGCCCAGCACGGGGTCGCGCAGGCCGCCCAGTCCGTCGCGGACGCCCAGCACGGCGTGGAGCAGGCCGAGCGCGGCGTTGTGGACGCCCAACAGGGCGTGGCGAACGCGGCGCACGCTGTCGAGCAGGCCCAACGGTCCCTGGGTGACGCCTACGCCGGGGTGACGACGGCGGAGCAGAACTACACCAGGGCACAGGAGTCCGCGCGAGAAGCCCAGGACAGCCTGAACAAGGCCCGCGAGCAGGCGATCCAGGACCTGAAGGATCTGCAACTGCAGATGCAGGACCAGGTGCTCACCGAGGAGCAGGCCGCCGTCAAGCTGTTCGACGCCCAGACGACTGCCGCGGCGGCGGGTGTCACCCCGGACAACGCGAAGGACATCGCCTCGCAGGACGTGACCGCCGGGAACGAGGCCCAGATGAAGGTCGCGTTCGACCTCATCTCCGCCCAGAACGCTCTGAACAACGCCCAGAACAACGGTGTGAAACTTCGGGAGCAGGTCACGGCCGCCGAAAAGGCAGGCGTCGACGGGGCTTCCGGGGTGGTGTCCGCGCAGAAGGCGCTGCGCAGCGCCCAGGACCAGGTCGCATCGTCCGCGACGGCGTTGACGAAGGCGCATCAGTCGGTGCAGGACGCCGAATACGGTGTTCAGCAAGCCGAGCTGGGGCTGCAGAAAGCGCATCAGCAGGTGACAGACGCCGGGTGGGCGCTGCAGAAGGCCCACCTCGGTGTTCGGGACGCCCAGTATCAGCAGACCCGCGCGTCGCAGCAACTCACCCAAGCCTCCCTGCAGCTGCGGGACGCACAGGACCAGTCGTCGCGGTCGCTGGACATCCACACCGCCGCCGGGCAGCGAAACATCCAGATGATCTTGCAGATGTGGGATTCGCTCACCAAGAGCGGGCTGCCCATTCAGGACCAGTACAGGCAGGCCATCGACAACGTCGCCGGCGCGTTCGGGATTTCCCGCGACAAGGCATCGGATTACCTCAAGCAGCTGGGCCTGATCCCGAAGGACTTCCAGTACAGCGTCACCGCGATCACGCAGGTGGACCGCAACAACTTCGACTCGTGGTTGAAGGGTGTTCTGTCGACCGGCGGGTATGCGATGGACTCCCGCAACCAGCAGAAAACCATCGGCGGCACCGGGTATGCGGGTGGTGGCTACACCGGTGACGGCGGCAAGTGGGATCCCGCGGGCATCGTCCACAAGGGCGAGTGGGTCGTCCCTCAGGAGCAGGTTCACCCGGGAACAATGCCCTTGCTGCAAGCCATCAACCAGGGTCTGGTGCGCGGCGGCGACGGGGCAGCCATGCTCGGCTACGCCGGTGGTGGTCTCGTGGACGCTGCCGCGAAATCCGTGTACATGGGCGCCAACCTTGGCGCCGCGTATCTGGCGACGAGCAACGCCCGCGGCGTCATGGGGTTCCCGGCCATGCCCGCCCTGCCGAAGTACGACCCAGCTTCCGCGATCGTGGGCCTCGCCGGGGTGGCGGTGTCGGGTGCCCGCGGGTCGAACCGGAACATCGTGCTGGAGACCTGGAAGCAGTTCGGCTGGACGTCCCCGGCGGAGATCGCCGCCACGGACTACTTGCTGATGCGGGAGTCTGGCTACAACAACCTGGCCCAGAACCCGACCTCCACGGCGTTTGGCATGTTCCAGTTCCTCAACAGCACGTGGGCTGGCTACGGGGTTCCCAAGACTGCGGACCCTGCGCTCCAGGCTCTGGGGGGTGGCCGGTACATCTCCTCCCGGTATGGGGATCCGCTGGGCGCCGCCGCGCATGAGCGAGCCCTCAACTGGTACGGCGTGGGCGGCCTGGTGAAGAAGCCTGCCGCCTACGACAACGGGGGCCCGCTCATGCCGGGCTGGTCCACGGTTTTCAACGGCACCGGGGCACCTGAGAACGTGCGCACCTCGGCACAGGAGGACCAGCTGTTGGCGGAGCTTCGCGGGATCCGCAAGGCACTGGGGAAGGCCGGAAACACCTACAACATGCCGATCCACAACGCCCGGAATCAGGAAATGGACCTGCAGGCGCAGATGCGGCGCATGGAAATCACGGCGGGAATTCTGTGAGCGCGGAGATCACGCAGTGGGTAGATCCGTTCGGGGTCATCACCACCCTCGACATCGACTGGGACGCGACGGGTCGTTTCATGCCCACGGTCGCCCACGAGGAAGACGGCATCCCCGGCGAACCGGGCGCGATCCACAGGGCGTCCCGGCACGCGATCCGAGAGTTCACGATCAAGCATCTGGTGACGGCCGCCGACGAACCCTCTCTACGGCAAGCGGTTCGGGCCTTGGTGAAGGCCATGAACCCGGCCCGCGACGACGACCCGTCGGCCGGGCCGGGCGCGATCCGGGTCACCGCCCCGGACAGTGTGGTTCGGGAAATCCCCTGCTACTACTCCGCAGGCCTGGAAATGCAGGAGCAGGAGGAGATGTCGGGCCCACAGATGCAGGCCGCGGCCATCACGTTCCGGTCGTATGAGCCGTACTGGCGGGACGTGTCGGACACCGTCGCCGGGCCGTTCACGGTGGGCGTGACGCCGACGTTTTTCCCGATCTTCCCGGTTCGGTTGACGTCCTCGCAGATAGCTGTCGACACGACGGTCGACAACGACGGCGACGTGAACTGCTGGCCCGTGTGGACCATCACCGGGACCGGGGCGGTCATCACCCTGCGGAACCTCACCACCGGGTTGGCCACCGTGTTCACGACTACCGCTCTCGGGCTTGGTGAGTCCATCACGATCGACACCCGCCCCACGCAGAAGTCCGTGACCAAACAGGACGGCACGAACCTGTTCTGGGACCTCGATATCTCCTCCGAACTGTGGCCGCTGATCCCCGGTTCAAACGAGATCAGGTTGGAGATGGCGTCGGTCACCTCCGGGGTTTCGGCGCTGCAGGGCAACTACCGGCAGAGGTACCTCACCCCATGACCACCGGGTGGACGATCTACGTCCGGGACCAGAACTACCGGCGCCAGGGCCAGATTGACGACTACCGCGAAGCGACGCTCACCCCGGTCTACAACGACGTCGGGACTTGGTCGATCACCCTCGACCGCCGCGCCGCGCAAGCCGCGAAACTCACCACCCCGGGCTGGGGTATCACCGTGATGCGCCGTGACGCGTCGGCCCCCGTCTTCGCCGGGCCTGCTGCCTATTCGAAGAGCACCGTAACCGAGGACGAAGAAACCCTGCAGGTGACTGGCTTCACCGATGACGTGTGGCTGCGGCGGCGCTTGGTGTCGCCGAGCCCTTCCGAGTCGGCCCCGCCGTATTCGAACGCCTCCGATGACCAGACCGGCACAGTTTCCACCGTCCTGAGGCACTACGTGGACGTGAACCTTGGCCCGAACGCGATCGCACCGCGGCGGCTCAACGGTTTGGTGATCGCCGCCGACCCGCTATTGGGGTCTTCAGTGAGTGCGTCGGGGCGCTGGGACGGGCTGCTGGAGTTCATGCAGAACCTGGCGGTCACCGGGGATGTGGGGTTCCGGATCGTGCAGTCAGGGTTCGCCTTGCTGTTCCAGATCTACAGGGGCACCGACCGCTCAGGCACGGTGAAATTCTCCCGGCCACTGGAGACGTTGACCGGGCACGAGTACGAGATCACCGCCCCCACCAACAACCACGCTTTCATCGGCGGCACCGGCGATGGTGTCACCCGCGTCATGCAGCAACTGTCCGATTCGGACTCGATCGCCGACTGGGGCCGGATCGAAGGCCCGCTGACGAACTCGTCCGACACGGCGAACGTCACGCAAATGACGCAGGACGGCAACGACGCCCTCGCGCAAGGCGCCACGCAAACCACCCTCTCCATCACCCCACTGGAAAAGGCGGGTGTCCGGTACGGCATCGACTACCAGCTCGGGGACACCGTCGCAGTCCAGATCGAAGACGGCCCGGGCGGGGTGATCAACGACAAGCTTCGATCGGTTGAGATCCACCTCGTCAAGGACGGGCCTCAGACGGTGAAGCCCGCGATCGGGACACCGCGCGCGGCCGACGTGCTCCGCATGAGCAACACCTACCGCTTCCTGGCCAATCTCGCCAAGCGGATGACGACCATGGAGAAGCACTGATGGCGATCGCCTTTGACACCTACGCGCCGTTCGACAGCGGACCGGGTTCCAACGTCACCGAGGACGGCTGGCGGGCGATGCAGCGGCGCATGTCCGTCTCCGGCGTGGTGCGCAATGTGCTGTCCGAGATGCTGGTTTTCGGTGACAGCACCGGGATGCAGGTCAAGATCTCCGCTGGGGAGGTGTGGGTCGAGGGCTACTGGGGCCAGCTGGCCTCCACAAAGACCGCCGGGATTGTCACCGCCCACGCCACCCTGACCCGCTACGACCTGGTCATCGCCGTGGTCGACTGGACCAACAACGTCATCCAGTACGACGTGCTCACCGGCACACCTTCCTCGACACCCGTTGTCCCTCCGCTGACACAGAACTCATCCCTGTGGCAGATCCCGCTCGCGGTGGTCACGGTCGGCCCGGCGGTCAGCACGATCACCGCCGGGAACGTCCAGGACGCGCGGGAATGGGGCGGGGCGGTCACCGCCACCACCACTGACGACTGGTTGCTCTACGGCGACCGGGCCGGGACCTGCCGGCGGCTTGAGGTCACCGACACGAACGTCCACAACGACGGCATCGTCTACTACTCCCGGATGCACTCCCTGCAGACGCAGGTGTGTTCGAAGATCAGAATGTTCCCCACCACGTTGGCGGTCGGTGGAACGGTGGCGGTGAGGATCTTCCACGGCTACCGGGTCGACAAGCTGTCGGATTTCGTCGACATGACTACCGCGAACTTCACGTACTCCGGCTTGGCGGCCGTGAACCTCGTGCACGAGGGTGTTTTCCCGGCCACGACGTTCCGGGCCGGTGAGGTCATCGTGATCTGCTACCGCTACGCAGGTGGCAGCACCTCGCCCGTCGTGGCCACTACCGCGCCAGGCGCGGCGATCACGAACATCGGCGGACTGATCACCCCCACCGCGAATCCCGTGACCGGCTTCAAAACCGTGGCTATGCCCAGCTCGCTGAACCTCACCGACGGCACCTGGAGCCAGAGGAACAGGGTGTTCTGGGCGGCGCTGGCCTGATGGGAAGGGGGCTGGGTGGAGTGGCTTCCGACCGCAGGACCCTACGGGGCACTCGGAGCGATCATCCTCTATCTGGTGCGGCTGCTGCTGACCACAGACCGGCGGCACGCCGCCGAAATGAAGCGCGTCGGCGAATATCACGCTTCCGAGATGAGGCGGATCAACACTGCGCACGATCAGGAGATCGGCGAGCTGCGGGGCGATATCGCGAGTTTGCGTTCGGACATCGCGGACCTGAAGACGGCGCTCGAAATCGAGACCGACGCGCGCCGCAGAGCAGAGGAAGCGTTCCACCAGTTCCGCACGGGAGGCACCTATGCCGGATACCGTGAAGGGCCGCCGACGAGTGGGGATCGTCCTGGCGATCCTGGCGATCATCATCGCCCTGTTCGCGGTGTGGAAGGCCCTGGAGCGCGACCAGACAGCGACGGACCTGGGGCAGCAGGTATCGAAGGCATGCACCCTCGATCAGGGCGACGCGCAGCGGAAGGGGCTTGACTGCGCGCAGGCGCAATCCGTCGCCGGTTCGCCGGTCATCGTGACCGTCCCGCCGCGAACCAGCGTCATCCCGATCCCCGGCCCGTTGACGGTGCTCACCGAAACCCAGCAGGTCCCTCTGCCGTTGCCGACCATTTCGCTCGTCCAGCTTCCGGGCGCGACGGACACCGTCATCACGATCACCCCAGGCCCCACGGTGACCGACACCGTGACCGCGCCTCCGCAAACCCAGACGGAGACCCAGACCCAGACGGTCACCGAAACCCAGACGGAGACGCAGACAGTCACCGAGACACCAAGCAGCTCCCCAGTCCTTCCGCTGGGGCCTTGAGAGGGGTAACCGCATGACCGAACCGACCCGGGTCGCCGGCAAGCTCGGCAGACTCCCGCACGACCCCGACAGGCCCGCGCTGAAACTCGGGCCGTTCCTGACGGGCGCGCTCTCCCCGAACCCGACGGCCATCGACTGGCTCTCGAGCGTCAAGGTGTGGCCGATGTACGGCAACGACCGGTACGGGGACTGTGTGTGGGCCGAGATCGGGCACCACATCGAGGTCGTCACCACCTACGGGCAGGGCGCGAACGTCACTGTCTCCGACGCGGCGATCCTCAAGGGCTACTCGGACGTCACCGGCTTCGACCCGGCCGACCCGTCGACAGATCAGGGCACTGTCATCGCCGACGCCTTGTCGTACTGGCGCAAGACCGGAGTCGGCGGCCACAAGATCCTCGCCTACGCGAAGGTCGACCACGCTAACCCCGCCGAGGTCGAGGCCGCGATCAACCTCTTCGGCGCGGTCATGGTGGGAGTGAACTTCCCCAAGTCGGCGATGGACCAGTTCAACGCCGGGAAACCCTGGGATGTTGTCCCGCACGACGGCGGGATCGAAGGCGGTCACGCGATCCTCGTCGGCGCCTACCAGCCCGGCGAGTACGACGGCGTGACATGGGGCGCGCGCGAGCCGATCACCGACGCCTGGTGGTTCAAGTACGTCGAGGAGTGCTGGGCGGTCATCGCCCCCGAGTGGATCAACGCCCAGGGCGTCTCACCGAAGGGGATCGACCTGCATGGGCTGGGTGAGTACTTCGCCACCCTGACCGGCCAGGCGAACCCGTTTCCCCAGCCCGCTCCCGGCCCCACCCCGGGCCCGGTGCCGCCTGTGGCAGACGCTGACGCGGCTCTGGCGGCAGTTCTGGAGCCGTGGGTGAAACATCGCCACACCGGGGAAAACCACGTGGTGCAGGTCGAAGCCCTGCAGTGGCTGTCCGCGAAAGGCTTCGCCTGATGCTCATCGACGTCAGCCACCACCAGAACGACGCGGGCCCCATCAACTGGGCCACCGCCGATCCGGCCATCGACGGTGGCTACGTCAAGATCACCGAAGGCGCCGGCTACGTCGACCCGAAATGGCGCCTCAATCACGACGGGCTCGTCGGCATCGGCGACTACGTCGGCGGCTACCACTTCGCCAGCCTCGGCGATCCCGAGGCGGAAGCGAACCACTTCGCCGACATCTACCTCGCGGCGTCGTGGAACCTGCGGCCCGTGCTCGACATCGAGTCCGCCGGCTCGACCGCGACGTGGCTCAAAGCGTTCCGTGCGCAGTTCCGCAAGCGGGTCGGGGCGAACGCGTTCCGGGTCTACACCTCGTACTCGCTGCTGAAAGGCGCGCTCGCCCCGGCTGGGTGGATCGACGCCGACACCGACATCTGGGCTGCGCGCTACAACACCACGCTCGGCTGGACCCATCCGCAACTGGTGCTGTGGCAGAACTCGTCAACCGCAGCGGTCCCCGGATTCGTGGGCTCCGTGGACGTCGACCAGTACCAGAACGGCTGGACCCCGGCCGCCGATCAAGGAGCCGACATGACCCCCGATCAGATTGCGGATCTCTTCAACCGACTGAAGTGGCTGGAGCAGAGTCAGCGCACCATCTCCAGTCAGTTCACCGGCAACCCGAACGGCGACCCTGCCTTCAGCGCGGACATGAAACCGATCCCGCTCACCCCGTGGGGCTGGAAGCAGCTGGACGGGAATGGCCTGGTCGACGGGATCGCGAACATCCCGAACAAGGTCTGGGCCCAACAGCTCAAGACTCCGGGGTGGGAAGACCCGAACCGCGCGGTCGCCGCTGGGGTGATCGTCGGGAACGCCGACGCCCACACGAACCAGGTCCTCGACGCGATCGGGAAACTCTCGGTCGGCGGCGTCGACGTGAACGCACTTGCCGACGCGCTCACGAGCGCGCTCGGTCCGGAGGTGGCGAAAGCCATCGGAGAGAAACTGGTGGCCTGATGTCCGACAAACTCACCTCGTGGCTGCGCACAATCCTGCCCGTGGCGTGGTCCCTGCTCGTGTCCTGGCTCATCGCCAAGGGCCTGCCGCACGAGCTGACCGACTGGCTCTCAGGCCTCGGCGACCAGGTCGTGAACCTGGTCATCGCCGGGGTGCTGTACGGCTTCGCCCGCTGGCTTGAACCGCACCTGCCGAACTGGCTGACTGCCGTGTTCTTCGGCTCGACCCGCCAGCCCAGCTACGTGCAGATCCCGCGCCTCTAGACCGGACCGCCCACTACCCCTCGGGCTGGTCCAGAAAGCCCCCCGCGTTCCTTCGGGAGCGCGGGGGGCGTTTTTTCGTGCCTACGAACCGAGTGTCAACGTCAAGACGGCGTGGACCTGGGACGCGTCGACAACCTGCCTGCCGCGGGCCGACACGCTCACCACGTAGGTGGGCAGGCCATCAGGCACATCCGGAACCTCGAAGGCGAACTCACACGCCGACAGCACATCCATCGCCGGGATGCCCGCGACCGGGATCGCGTCCCGGTGGGTGAAGTGCGGGACCCCAGTCGCCAGGGCGCCGGTGCCGATGGTCGCCCCGGTCGCGTTCTGCACCGTCACTGCGGTACCGGGCTGCATGTCGGAGTAGCCGCCCGCGCCGCGGCAGGTCTGGCCGGTGGAGTCCTGGAGCACCCCGGAGGCGTCGGTGAGGTCAACGGTGCCGGACAGCGTGAAAGTCTCCACTGCCGCTGGCGTAGAAGGGGCGGAGGAGCAGCCTGTCAGCGTAACGACGGCCGCGGCGATGAGGACGAGGCGTTTCACGCCCGGAAGTCGGCGGCCCGGCCCGCCGCGTTACGGCTGCCCATTGAGGAGCGTTTGTCGCGGGCGTCGCGTCGGGCGGCCATCATGTCCGGCCACGTCCCACCCTTGCGTCCGCCGGCGATCCAAAGCCCGGCGGCGATGAGTCCCACGAGCACGGCTGCGTCCTTGATGCGTCGCTTCACGACGTTCCTTTCGGTGGGGACCTATAGCGGAACCCCCGACCCTGCAGGGGCAGCATCGGGGGTTCCTCACACGCCGGGCTGTGCGGCATCCGCGTGCTCGGTTCAGGAAACGCGGACACCCCGGCGCAGTCAGGGGATGTTGTGGTTCATGTAGTTGGCGGTGGGGCACGGCCAGGGGTAGCTGCAGGATGCGCAGTGTTGGCCGTGGTGCTCCCGGCATTTCTTGTGCTCGCTGGTCGCCGCATGTCCGGCCAGGATCTCGACGTGACCGTCGGCGCCGGCGATGTGGATGTCGCCGTTGAACGATTCGAAGATGTCGGGCATCAGTCGCCTTCCTTCTCTAGTTCGGCGACGGCGCGCGGGTCGGTCTCGACGACCTTGCAGATGCGGCACTGGGGCGGGTTTTTCATGGCGCGGTCCCAGCTGGTCTGTTCACCCTGGAGGCCGCATCCGGTGCGGAGTGCCCGGGCGCGGGTCTTCATGGTCGTCACAACGGTCAGGTGGTCGCCCTGAGCGAAGGGCCGCCATTGGGCCTTCGCTGTCCGGGGTGTGTTGGTGGACACAGCCGACCAGGGTAGTACCCACACGTATGCATAGGGAAGCACACGTGAGCAAACGTTGAGATGCGGACGCGTTCCTTGGGAAAGGTGCGCAGGCCGACGCGTACGTTGATCATGTGAGCCGACGCCAGTTCGTACCCGAGCCAGACGGCCCGGTCTACCTGTACGTGCAGCTGGCGGACTACCTTGCTGAGCTGATCTCGGCCGGAGAACTGCCGGTCGGCGGGCGGCTACCGGGCGAGCGGGACATGGTTGAGGAGTACGGCGTCTCGATTCGCACTGTTCGCCGGGCGGTGGAAGAACTGAGGGACCGTGATTTGGTGCAGACGGTGCCGGTCAAGGGGACGTTCGTGGTGAAGCGGGACTAGGTGTGTAGCGCGCTTGACAGGGTGTCCCGTAGATGTGTAGCGTGCTTTACATACCGGGTACCGCGAGCACGGAGGACACCATGACCACCACCTACGCCGCCCACATCGTCACAGACGCAGACCAGGGCTACGGCGACCCCGAGATCGTCATCATGACCGACGCCGCCGACGATGGATCAGCAGATTTCATCGCCAGCTATCCACTCGACGGAACGGTCGAGCCCGACGCGGTACTCGCCGACAGCAACTGGCGCACGGTTGGCGAGCCGACCGAGGTGGACCGTGGATACACCATCGTGTCGGTCGTGCCCGCCGATGCGCTGATGCTGATCGGCCAGGCGACATTCTCGCGAGGACAAGCCGACCATGAGGCGCGGCGCAGGCAAACGGCATGGGAGACGCTGGTCCGGGACGCGATGCTCGATGGCGGCTCGGCGGTCGCGATCGCCGAGGTGGCTGGAATCTCGCGGGAGCGGGTGTACCAGATCAAAGACGGACGCCGCTGACGCGCGCGCCGCAATCCGCCAGCCAGCCTCACCTAGTTGGCCCGTCCTCGCGCGGGTCGCCATATCCCGGTGGCGGTGTCCACCCCTCGGCCAGCACCGCGGCTACAGCGCGCTCGGCGTCGCCGACCAGGAACGGCACGGTGCGTCGCGTGACCGAAGACTGCACACGCTTGTGGATCGCGTGGGCCAGCCGCTCACGCTCGCGCTCGAACCCGGCCACCTGCCCACCTGCTGCTCCTCGGTCAAGGCTTCCACTCCTCACGGCAATCCGGGTGTCCGGCGTGCGGCAGAGCGAGCAGGCGCAGGGTGGGGCAGCCAGTCGCAGGACCGATCACCGTCGGCGGCGTTCCGGGCGGGGTCATTTGATGCCACCGGTGGCCACATTCGGCGCACTTCCGGGTGTCCCAGTACCAGTTCTCCAGATGCTTGTCCGGATGGTGGAGGTCGATGATCCGCCGTTTGGCGTCCACCTCGGCCAGCACACGGGCCGGATCATGGCGGGCGACGTGTTCACTTTGGCCGTCGAGGTCGCTCATGACGTAGATCTGCTCGTTGAAAAGCACGGACGCGTTGTCCACGTCAATCGCGGTCACGTTCTGCCCAGCTCCGTTGGCGTAGGACAGGCGGCGACCGCCGACGACCTTCCAACGCCTCCGGTCCCCGAAGTCGAACAGCCAGCGGTTGGCGATCTCCTCGTCCTCGTCGAGTCGGGCGCGGAGGAACGCGATCAGGTCATCCACGAGCAGGTTCCCTTCCGATCTCTTCGCGCCAGCGATGCCCGCATGTACGGCATTCTCGATCTATCTGCACACTCAGCAGTTCCCGGCGCACCACCCGGGTTTCGATCTCGATGGGCGCCGACATGTCCGCGACGACCTGAGCCGCGTCTGGCCCGACGATTTCGCCCACCCTTACCGCCTGGCCAGTGTGCTCACGATGGATCTCGCCGAACAAGTGATGCAGGCTTGTGAGACACCTCGGACACGTCGTCCACGCCTGCACCTTGTCCACGGGCTCAAGTCGAGGGCAGTTATGGATGTACTCATGGGTCGCGTACAGGCGCCTGTCGTCGAGATCCTTGACGATATAGACGGCGCCGCCACCTCGAAATTGGTCGCGCTTGTTGACCGCGTGCACCGTCATCGGACCGTGCGTCGGGTCAACGAACCGGTATCCAGGCGGGAACGCAATCAGGTCATCCACGGGAGCTGTTCCGTTCCATCCAGGGTGACCCGTCTATGCGCATCGCTCCGCACGCGCACCGGTCGACGCCATCAACGCGGCTGCTTGTCTGCGCCCAGCAACGGTGCCAGCGACGAGGCACCTTCGCCTCAAACCACGGCACCCCATCCTTATGCGTGATCCCCCGCCCGGCCTCAGCCTCGGCCAGTCCGGCCCGCAGGTCGCGCGGTATCGCCCAACCCTCATTGTCGAACTCCGTCGCGTCCAGTTCGTCCACGGGTTCCCGCTGGTCGCTGGCGTACAGGCTTGTCCACGCCTGCGCTTCATCGCCCTCTAGCCTCTTCCCCGATGGCAGAATGAGACCAGCGTCCGGTCCGAAATTTGCGCCGCCGAGGATCCGCAGTACGGCTTCGTCCTCGTCCATCGTTACCCCTCTTCTCGTCTCAGCCCGGGCTTTGCCATTCCGGCAACGACCGGATGGTGATGATGTCCGGCAAGGTCAGGCCATCCTTGCGCTTACCGTGATCTCGACACCACTTCTCGACGACCTGATCACGAGCGAGGATCAAACCTGCGTAGTCGGGTGCGGTGGACACCATCACGTCGCGAACCTGGTCGGATCGCACGGTCTGGAACTCGTCGTGCGTGCCTCCGAACGGGATCCACTGTGGCCTCACATCCGCGATCATCCCCGCGTCGATCGTGACGCCCGGGTTCCGCACCGCCCGGCCACGCAGGTCCGCGACCCAGGCCCGACCGTTCGGCCCGGCGACCGCCCGTAACTCGCCCTGCGGCGTGCCACTGATCCGCGCCAACTCGACTGGGGCCCGGGCAGGCCTGATCCCGATCTTTCTGTGCCATCCGATGGTCACGGGCACCCCTCTTCTCGTCTCATCAGTCTGGCACCCAAGTGCCGCCGCGCCCCGAAGAACGCGGCGGCACTGGAGGCAATCAACTGGGGCACTTGTCATTGACGCCGATCACGACGGCCGCCGACGGTGTCACCTGGACCGCCTTCGTGTGGTTGGTGTGCCACCGCTCGTGGCACGTGACCGTCGTGCCCCGCACCGAATCCACCCTCCACTCCGGGGAGATCCCCACCAGGAAGACGCCGAACACGAACAAGCCAACGAGGACGAGAAACGAGACTGCGACCTTCGATCCGATACCGGTCATGACCTGTACTCCTTCGCTTTCCCGAGCACGTCATTCACGTACTCGGATGAGTGGTTGTAAGAGAAAATTGCCTTCTGCAACTGGCCGGTGGAGGCGCCGTCGTCGCAGAGCTTGTGAGCCGCCGCCGGGATGGCGTTCCGCGGGTCGTAGATGGACGGACCCACGTCGGGGTGCCGTTTCCGCACCCCGTCCCACGTCGGCTGCAGGAACTGCATCGGCCCCTTCGCCCCCGCGAAGTTCGCGCCGGAATGCACCCCCGGCAACTTCGACTGGCCGTGGTTCGTCTCCACGTAGCCGATCGCCGCGAGCGATGCCCAATCCAGTCCCTTGCACTTCGGGGCGGACTGGTACAGGGCGTAGTAGTCAGCCGGGATGCCGTGCGCACTGCTGCCGCTCGCGGCACCACCGGACGGGTTGATCGCCTCAGCGGCAGGCTTGGAGAGGGCGACGACAGCAACCGCGACCACAAGCCACGGCCATGCGCCGCCCGAGGATTTCGGGGACACTGGGGTCTCCTGGTGCTCGAATGGGTACGGGGACTCCCCGGCCGGGCGCGCGTTCCGCCAAGATCGATCGCGCCCGGGCGGGGCCTTACTGTGAGTCGTTCACCAATCCGGCTTCTCGCCGCGTCGCTGCGCCATGCGCCGCAAGGCGGCCGCGTCCGAACTGGTCGTGTCCTTGTTGCCGTCCTGGTCAATCGGACCCTTGTAGCCCGACTCGCGCAGGTCGAAGAACTTCTTGTCCTTCGGCGTCTCCGGCTTGCGGTCCCAACGTCGTGACTTGCCCATCTCGATCACTCCTTCCACCGGCCGCGCTGGATCCATTCCAGGTCGGCCTTCAGTCGCGCCTTCCGCCGGTTCTCCGGAGTCTCGGCTTCAGCCTTCGCCGCCGCGGCCCGCGCGCGAGCTTTCTTCGCGATCTCAGCGTCCAACCTGGCGTCCTCCGCCAGCCGCTTCTTCAACTGCCGACGACTCACCCGATCCATGCCATCTCCTTCCTCGTGATCGAAAGTGGAACAAGGAGTGGACCACCGGCAGGCAAGTGGAAACCAACTCCGGCAGCCACTTGCCCCGTCCACTCGTACTGACCTGCAGAAACAGGGGAAAAGTGGATGAAGGGGAACGAGTGGAACGGCATCCAGATCACCCCCGATCCGGGTCGTTTTCGCGGCGCGCGATCGCGGCCCGAACCTCAGCCAGGCGCACCATCGGCGACCCGTCCTTCAGCCGAACCGGCACACCCTGCTGCTGCCGCAACTGCCCGGCCAGAGCCTCACCCGACAACCCTGAGTAGGCGTCGGACATGTCCCGCAGCCTGCGCGCGACCTGGGGTGCGTACTCGTCCTCCCCGCGCAGCGCGGCCAGGACATCGGCCAGCAGATCCCGCACCTCCGCGGTCTCGCCGACCTCCACGGTTGTCGCCCACCGCCGGGCCTCCAGCGCGTGCTCAGCCACAGCAAACCCGTCGCTGCCGGAGATGTAGTGCGTGAACACCGTCTCCGAGGACTGCCCCTGCGGGATCGGCACACCGGGCCCGGTCACGATCACCACCCCGCGGTTCTCTGGGCGCAGCTCGTGCGGGGCGGCGCCAGCGCCGAACGCCTCATCGCCCATCGCCATGCGAGCCTGCTTGTCATCCGCCAGCTTGAGGCTGGCCCGGATGTGCGCGCCGTCGCGGGCGAGTTTGGGAAAGTTCTGGTCAGTGGGGTTCTGGGTGCCCTGCCACAGCAGCACGTTCACCGCCCGGCCCTGGTTCTGGATCTTGCGCACCGCGGCAAGGAACCTGCTGTTGTTGGCCTTCCCGCCGTACGGCACCTTCTGCTCGTCGACCGCGGGGCACGTGTACGCGACCTGCGCTTCGTCGACGATGAAGACGATCGGATGGAACCCCAGCAGCCCCTCCGGCACGCCGTCCGGGTACTTGTCCGAGTCGAACCCCTGCAGGCGTGACTCCAGCTCGTCGACCCCGTCTTCAAGCATCTCGGTCGCATTCACAACGTGCGTGTCGGTGGGGCCCTTGACGTACTCGGTGCAGAAAGGGCGCAGCGGGTTCCAGTCCCCGATGCCTTTCAGGTCGGCGCATCGGAACTCGACGGTCGGATCGTGCGCCAGCCACAACGCCAAGGCGCGAAGTGCAGCGGTCTTCCCCATGTTCGACAGACCGGTGATGAGCAGGTGCTTCTGCCAGAGATTGACCCCCACGACCCGGTCACGGAGGTTCTTCCCCCACGGCGCCGTGTCCCGCGCCATCGACACCCGGCCGGGCGGGTTCGTCACCAGCGGGGACGGCTCGATCGGCTCGGCCAGCGCACCGGGATCGGCGATCCACAGCTGCAGCGCGCGGGCCTGCTGCGGGACCGTGAGGAACAACTCGTGCTCGTGGCGCCCCAGATTCTCGGCGAGCCGCTGACGACGCTTCTTAATGTCGCCGGTGGAGATCCCCGAGGGGAACTGCACCGTCACTTCGACGCCGCGCCCGGCGAGGACGATCGTTGACAGCATCCCCGCCCCGCCGTCCTCCATCGCGTCGATCTTCTTGCGAAGCTCCGAAATCCCCAGGTCACGTACCGCTTTCACCACGATCGCCGGGGTGACGTGGTCGAGGTCCGCGCGCCGCTGCGCCGGAGTCTGCAGCCATACCGGCGGGGTGGCGTGCTTCCTGCCCTCCCGCCATGCGGCGAACACCAGCAGAAACGGTGCGGCGATCAGGAACGGCGTCCACACCCAGGCGACCACCTGCGCGATCGTGAACACCGTGTCGATGACACCCATCACCACGGACCCGAACCGTCCGCCGGCCAGCTGGGCGACGACACCCGCGACCAGCGTGAACACGACCACCACCACGAACACGATCACTGCGGTCGTCACGTAACCACGCACGATCTTGGGCAGGGCCTCACGCCGCTCCGAGCGCGACACCAGCGCCGCCTCCTGCCGGTCCATCCACTCGGCGAGCGCGACCTTGTCCCCGGCCTGCTCCGCGGCGCGGACCTGCCGGCGGTAGACGCGCATCGTGGACGCGTCGAGCCCCCGATGCCACCACGACGCCACGCCCTGCAGGACCGCGACAGCATGACGACCGAGCCCGCGGGCGACCCTGTGGGTCCGGTCGTCCTTCGCTATCCGCACCACCGGCGTCGCGATGCGCCGAGCGATCGCAATCCGCGGCTGCGGCTCGGTGACGAGCTCTCCCTCAAGCGGGCCGTCAGCCTCAACAGGCTGAGCTGCAGCCCGCTTCTCGATCTCCTTTCCGGGTTCGACCCGGTCCGGGTCGTCCGGTTCCCGGCCACGGAAAGGAATGACCCTGCCGCTCATTCCTCATCAGCCCCGTCAGCTGATGCGACAGCCCGCCGGTCGTTCGTCACCATGCGCGCCAGCACTGACGCCAGGCCGAGCACGGCGACCGGGACACAGGCCACCAGGGCGGTGATGCCCCACGGTGCGGTGTGCACCCCGGCGGCAGACATGACGTGGTAGCCGACCTGCGCGAGCGCGCCCACCGTCAGGCTGATGAGCGCCGACCACCCGGCAAACCTGGTGGTCCGGGCGCTGTACATCCCAGATGCGAGCCAGCAACCGACCGCGTACGCCCCGTACGCCTCGACGCTGATGGGCAGGACGATCGCGCTGTTGAGCCTGACGTCATCAGCCAGGCCGGGAAGGAGCTGGATGTCGCCGAACCCGGTCATCTGGCCGAGTCCGACCCAGCCGCCCCACACGGAGACGCCCGCGCCGAGCGCGATGACGAGGAGCGGCCAGGTGTGCCGGAGATGCGGGAACCGGCCGCCGCGTGGGGCCTGGTCGTCAGCTGTCGTGTCCTGCTGGCCGCTGCCGCCGTCCTCGCGCCTGATCGTCTTGAGTGCCGTCTGCACGGCGTGGCTGGTGAGTCCCGTGAGTTTGACGAGCGTCGGTCGCCCGGGGGATCCCTCTCCGCGGTCCACTGCGTCGGCGATGGCCTGACGCACGATGTCGACCGGTGATGGCTCGACGACCGTCAGGTCCGCGCGGTGCTCGTCGTTGCGTGCCGGTGATCGTTCCGGGTCCGGCTGGGGACTACGGTTCACGTGGGTCCACTCCTTGGGTGGATCAAGGGCCTCGGGCGCGGTGAGGTCGCTGCCCGGGGCCCGCCTGCACTACTACTTGCTGCCGTCCGTCGGCCCGGTCCGTCGTATGCCGCTTCGACACCCCACTCCGAGGTGCTGGCTCATCGCGTCCAGTCCTTGACGTTGCCGCAGTAGATGTCCTTGGCCGCGAGCTGCTCGTTCACCGTTGCACCCCGCATGGCCTCGGCCATCAGCCGGTTCGCCCGGGAGCCGTCTTTCATCGCGCCGTAGGCGGCGCGTTCGTCGGCGCGCCACGCTGCGACGAGCTGTCGCACCTTGTCTGCCCGCGGGCCCGGCGTACGGGGCTGCCGGCGCGGCCACAGCGCGGCGGTCACGACCACCGCCCCGATGGTGAGCCACACGACGGTCTGGGTGGTCATCGCTTCTCCTTCGCTGCCGTGGACCCGGCCGGTGGAATCCGGGGGCGGGATCAACCACCGGCCGGGCTGCGCCGCCAACTTCCAGCGGCACAGGTGACATCATATGACCTCATGTGATGTTATGTCACGTGTCACGGAGAAATATTCGGACATGAGAAGTCACTAGGATGTCGACCATGCAGAGGGACGAGGACCGCAGTGACCGGCTCGACAAAGACGGGCCGGTCACGCTGTCACATCAGGTGGCTGACGACATCCGGGCCGACATCGGCGACGGGAAGCTCGCTGCCGGCGAACGACTTCCGCCGCTTGCGGATCTGTGCGAGATCTACGGGGTGTCCGCGCCGACCATCCGGAGCGCGGTCGAGGAGCTGGCGCGCGACGGGAAGGTGTCGGTGGTCCGCGGCAAGGGAACTTTCGTGGCCGGTTCTGACACAAACCCTACATAAATGACAGCACATGGGTGCAGATGAGCGCACGCGAGAGCAAAGACAATTGCTCGCGCCGCAACCTCTGAACGGGCAAAGAACAAATGAGAACAACTGTAAGCGCCTGAGCGCAAACCTAGAAAATCAAGACCCATTGCTCAGCGGGTTCGGGGTTCGAGTCCCTGTTGGCGCACCGAGGCCCAGGTCAACGACCTGGACCCTTCGCTTTTCTAGATCCACATCTCCAGTTCTGACAGAAACCCGACATTTACTCGGCCTCCCCATCGTCATCGAACATCGACTCCAGGGCCGCCGCGGACGCGGCGTTCGCGATCCGCTTCGGCCGGTAGTGTCGCTCCACAACCTCCGGCGTGTTGCCCAACTGGTCGGCGATGGCGTTGTTCGACAGCCCTGCCTCGTCCAGGACATGGCTCACCGTCTTGCGCCACACGTGCGCCGTGACCCAGTCGAAGCCGCACTCGTTCATCGCGAGCCGGATCCGCTTGTTCGTGTTCCGCGGATCGAGCCAGCCGCCCGTCCCCGACGGAAACAGCGGCCCACCTCTCGCGGCGAGCCTTCCCCACATCGGCACCGACCAGTTCGGCACCGCCAGCAGCAGCGGCGGCTGGCGGCCCTTGCGTCCAGGGAACCGCAAGAGGCCGGCGCCCTTCTGTCGCACAATGTGGTGTCTGATGTGGACGGTTTGCGTCATCGTGTCGACGTCGTCACCGTCGAGGGCCAGTAGCTCTCCCAATCGCACGCCAGTGGCGAGCATGGCCCGCACCAGGTCGGGCAGCTGGCGCCATACGTCCGCTCGCGTCCCCAGGGAGCGTCCCCGCTTATCCGCTGCGCGCTCGACCGCGAACGCCTCAAGCCTCTCCAGGAGGTCGTCGCGCTGTTCGCGAGTCATCGCCTTGACCTCGCGCTGCTCCTGGCGGGTCAACTGCGCCAGCGACTTCACCGGGTTCGCGTCCATCGCGCCGAACCGCACCGCATATCCACACACCGACGACAGCACCGACTTCACCGACGCCGCCGTGGGGTAGCTCTTCTCGAGCGCCTTCTTCACCAGCCTGTCGCAAGCGAAGGCGCGAAGCTCCCTTGCCTGAAGCTGGCCGATGGCGGGTTTGATCCACAGCCGGATGTAGCGCTCGTACGTTTCGGCCGTCGTCGGCGACTTCTTGTTCAATCGCTGGCTTTCGGCGAAGTCCGCGATCCACAGGTCGCAGATCCGCGCCATGCGGGTCTCAGACTTGATCTCCTGGCTGCGGATCTCGTCCGCCATGTCCCGCAGCGCTTCCTTGAGCCGGTCTTCGGCGGCCGTCTTCGTCGGGCCGCGGCGGCCCACCGGTTTGTAGGCGCCGTCGACCATGCGGAAGCGGGTAAACGCTTCCCAGGTCTTGGGGGCGACACGCTTGGTTTTGATTCTGCCGTAGGTGCCGACGGGGGTGGGTGGTCGTCCCATGTGTCGAGTCCTCCGTTTCAGCACGAGTATGCTCGCCGGTTTGCGAAATCGAGGGAAGAGCGGGGCTGCGCAGGGTCCGGACGCGCGCCCTCGCGTCTATCGTCGATCGCGGATATCGGGAAGGAAGCTGATCGTTTCGGTATCGGCTCTGCGGAGTTTCGGGATGGCCCACTCCACGAGATCCTCGGTGTTGCGGTCGTCGATACGGCGGTGCACCTCGCCGAAGCGCACATCGACGCGTTTGGCAAGCAGCCGGGACCATGCGAACCCGGCGGCGGCGAGCGCGATGATGACGATGGTCGCGACCTGCCAGTTGGGGATCGCTTCGGGTGCGATCATCGCCAGATAGATGATGAAGCTGCTGAGGATGCTAATGGTCCCCGGCAGGACGTACGCCTCACCGCCTAGTCGCACCGGATCTTCATTGTCATGATGAGGGCTCCCCGTAACACTGCTCCGTTGCATGTTCACTCACTTGCTGTTGGTTAGTCACTCCATGTGTGGTGGTGACGTTGGTCCCCCGGTAGATCGTTGATCCACACTCGGTCGTTAATGGTCCAGTAGCTTTCGGACAGTTGCACCCGGCAAATTTCACCCGGACGCAGCATTTTCTCCCCCGCTGGGGTTAGCAGGGTGCCCTCCTCGCGGGTTAGCCCGATTGACCCAATCTATGAATCCCTGCGGGCCGAGTTCCCGCGCCAGAAGGCGAAGCTGGTCCTTCGTGTAAACCTGTTCACCGTGGACATACGACTCGGTTTCCGCCTGCTCGGCGGGGTTGTCGGTGAGGGTCTTTAGCTCTCCACTGAGGACACGCTGCATCCTTCCAAGTGGAATGTGCAAGGCGAGTTCGATCTGGTTGTAGATCGACTCCGAGAACCTCTTCTTGCCGCGCTCGATCTCGTACATGGTGGTACGGCCAACGCCTGCCACTTCTGCCAGATCGTCTGCGTTCTTGAACGTCGGCCTGCGCAGGTTCCTGATGAGGACGCCCAGGCGTTTCCGCCGGGCCTCCTGCGTCTCCTCGTGCTCCACACCAGAACAGTGGACTGGCCTAGGCCTATGGCGCAAACGCGCCCGACCAGCACCTTTGACACTTCTGACAGTTCTGTCCACAGGCAAAAGTGTACATCTTGCACTGACAGTCCTGTCACTACGCCATTCGATGACAGTTACCGAACCGTTGCTTGGCATATTTGACACTTTTGGCAGATTCGACATAGAGTCCTGTCATGCCGATCGCGAAGCCCCGCAAAGGCGAGCGGCCCCCGACAAAGCCGCAACCCGCGAAGGCTCCCGACCCCAAGCGACCAGTACGGAACGGTGACTAATGACCGACCAAGCCGGATACAGACGGGCACTTCGAGTCCGCAAGGGCAGCCAGAAGACCCTCCCGATCCCGGTGGCCGTCCTCGCGCAGCTCGTCGCCGAGCGAGCGCCACGCGTCCTGGTCGAACACCTCGGAGGCGAAATGGTCCAGGCGATCAAGGATGCCCCGAATGTCTGACCCCACCGACGAAGGCCGCGACGCCTACCGCACCGAGGAAGCCGCCAAACGGCTCGGCATCTCCTACGACACCCTCATGCGCCTCATCAGGGCCGGGAAGCTCGGCGCCGTCACCACCGGCAAGCGCTACGTCGTCCCCGCGCAGGAGATCCAGCGGTTCCTCGCGCCAGCAGTGAAGACGGAGACCACGGCATGACGCAGCTCGAATTCGCCGGCGCCGAACTGGAGCCGATGCCGCGAACCGACCGGGATCGCTTCGGTGACCGGGTCGACGTGCTCGACAAGGTCAAGGCGCTCCGGCTGCTGCCGGACCGGGTACATGTGACGCTCGAGCTCGTCGCGAACTACTACGAGGTGCCCGCCGACGCGATCGAAGCGTGTCTGCGAGACAACCGGGCTGAGCTCGAAAGCAACGGGTACGAAGCCCTTGCGGGCGAACGACTCTCCGCCTTCAAGGCGGAATGTGGCTACCAGTCACGGGCGCCGCGGCTCGGCGTCTTCAACCGGCGGGCCGTCATGCGTGTCGGATTCCTGCTCCGCGACTCGGCCGTTGCCCGCGACGTCCGCGACGCTGTTCAGGACAGCTACGAAACCCCGGCGCGGATCGCGTTCGACCCGACGGACCTCGATTCGCTTGAGCGGTTGACCGTGGCCGCGACGGCCGCGATCTCGATGGCCCGGCAGGAAAAGCGGCGCGCCGAGCTGGCGGAGGCGAAGGTCGCGGAGCTCGAGCCGAAGGCGGATCTGGCGGACACGTTCCTGATCGCCGACGGTTCCACGCGCCTGGTTCGCGAGGCCGCGAAGTTGCTGGGCTTGAAGGAGCGGGACCTGCGCCGGTTCCTGCTGGACGAGCGGCTGATTTTCCCGAAGCACGCGCAGTGCGGGGTCGTGTCCTACGACTTCTACGCCAAGTTCGCGCACTACTTCGTGGCGAAAGAGAAGGTCATCGATCACACGTGGGGCAGCTGTAGCCACTACACGCTGCGGATCACCGCTCGGGGGATCGAGCTGATCAAGAACCGGCTGGCTCGCCAGGTCGCCATACGAGCCCCCCAGTAAATGGGTCGGCCCGGGGGAGATGTCCACCAAGACGCCCCGGGCCGGGCCCAGCCACTCACTCACGGAAGGAGCAGCTAGTGGCCAGGCACAAGAAGGGTACCAAGCCCGCGCGAGAGGTGCGGGTGCTCGACGAGGCACACGGGTTCGGGCACGTGGAGCCGATGCCCCGGCATCTGATTGAGGAGCAGGCGGAGTCGGACTTCGCGGCGCGGGGCACCGACTACGAGGGCCGTCACCGCAAGTCCGATGTGGACGACGACGAGGTCGTCGCGGCGCTGGAAGGGGTGGCGGCGTGAAGCTCAAGACCGGTAAGCGGTTCCGCAAGGTGCAGCTGCACAGGTTCGACGACGCGGGTATGCGGCGGTTCTACCGCTGGGCCGAGCACAGCATGTACGACCGGGTGCGTTTCCGGGGCCGGGACACCATCGGCCGTGGTCTGATCCCGGCGTCGAAGGCTGGCCGTGGGCGGTGGCGTCGATGACCGAGTACCTGATCGCCTACACCGGGCCACGTGGCGGGCCGCGCCGTTTCAAGGCCATCGAGGCGGACACCGCGCAGGAAGCCCGCGACAAGTTCGTGGATACGGGCAAGGGTTTCGTCAAGGACGTGTACGCCCCAGTCCCGCGCGATCGGTTCGGCACCTTCGAAGACCCCGCCAAGGTCTCCGATCAACAACTGCGGCAGTGGGACGAAGCTGCACGGGAGACCCGCGACGAGTACGCCGCGAAGTGTCAGGCTGCCGAACCCGGCGACGTCATGATCTCCCGGTACCGGACACAGGAGTCGTACTACAGCTCGGTCCTGACTGCTCTGCACATCTGGACTGACGGCGCCTACGGCCAGTCCCTGGAGCAGCAGCGGGGTGAGCAGCCGTGACGCGACGCATCCTCAGGTACCCACTCGAACCCCGGGACGAGCAGATCCTCCTGCTCCCGGAGGGCGCGCAGATCCTCGACGCGCAGTGGCAGCAGATCGCGCTGTGCGTCTGGGCGCTGGTCGATCCCGAGGAGACGAGGGTCGACGACCGGCAGATCGTGATCGTCGGCACCGGCGAGACGGTCCCCGAGGGCGACCTGCGGTTCATCGCCACAGTGCAGGAGCCAGGCTCGGTCCCGTTCGTGTGGCACGTATTTGAGGTGACGGCATGAGCCGCGATCACCGCAGCCTCTACAGCGCCACCGAGATCTTGGCGCTACACAACGTGCCGATCCTGCCCGGTGGACGCCTCCGCGACGTCCCGCGCCGCCTGGCCGGGATGGACACCGTGATCATCGAAGCGCTGAAACCGCCGCCCTGGGACACGATCCCGGCCAGCGTCCTGGACCTAGTGCAGGAACTGGACCGGCTCGGCGCGGACGTGGTCGTGAGGCCGGACATCCACGAGCAGGGCCCCTGCGAGCGCTGCCAGGTGATGGGCGCAGTCGCGAACGTCCGGATCTACGACGGCGGCCTGGACTACGACCTGACGTGTCGTGGCTGCGCGCCGGCCCGGGTCGGGCTGTGCGTATCGGGCCGTGTCGAGGTCGAGGTGTGTGCGGGATGACCGAGGCACGCATGACCCACGAACAGATCGAGCACCTGGCGGCGACTTTCGCGGCACTGCGGGACAGCGCGGCCAGATGGGCGGACAAGTACCCCGCCTCGCGCGAGGAGTACCTGAACCGGTCCGAGGCGTATGGCGGGGCGCTGCATGTGCTTCACGTCCACAGCGACGGCGCCTACGGGCAGACGGTTTCCGAGCAGCAGAAAGAAGCTTCGTGATGTATGTGTCCACCTTCGGTTCCGAAACCGTTACCGGTGTCGTCCGCAATTTCGACTGGTCCGCTGTTGGCTGGATCGTCGTCATCGTCGCTGTGGCCCTGATCGGCACTGCGGCCCTGGTGTCTTCCCGTAAGGGAGGCCGCAAATGAACAAGATCGTGAAGTACTCCCTGGCCGGTGCCGCCGGGCTCATCGTGGCCGGTGTCATCGCCGGGGCAGTGTCCGGTGACAGCAAACCGCAGCAGCAGATGGGTCCGGTGGGTTCGGTCGTGGCGAGCGTCGCCGCCCCTGCCCACCAGGCCCTGGCGCCCGTCGGTCAAGCTGCCGCCGGACTGGCCACTTCGTTCAGCGACCCCGGCACCGGGGCGCATGCCAAGGGCGGTACGTCATGACCGACACCGTGACCGTCCACATCCCCGCAGGGGTCGGCTCCTGCATGAAAGGCAGCGTGTTCGCCACGTTCCTGTGGCGGGCCGACGAACCATTGCGGGTCGCCCTGGCGTTCGCCACCGGGTTCCGCTGGATCATCGAGCGCGACGTCCTCGCTGGGGGGTTGCGCCGTCAGGTTGGCGACCCCCGATATGACCAGTTCCTGATCCAGCCCGCCACCGCCGGGATCGTCATCCACGACATCGCCACCGGCGTGATGCTGGTATTCGACCGGGAAGCCCTGCGGGACGCGCTCCTCAAATCGGCGCGCATCGATCCGATCGGGTTCGTGGACATCGAGGACACCCTCGGAACAGTCGAGGGGGTCCGATGATCCACGAGGTCCGCGAGTCCCCGGAGGGCGTGCTCGCCATCTACGACATCCGCTTCTACGGCGGCAAAAACCGTCCCTGGTCCGTTCTATGGACCCCGCCCGGCCACCGCGCCCACTGGCCCACCCAGTCCCTCGCCCAGCAGGAAGTCGCGACCTGGGCCGTCATGCACGCCGAACACCGCAAGCCCGGGACTGTCCCGTGTGGCCAGCCCGATGTGCGTTGCGGCGCGCTCGGCGGCGGCGCCCGGTGCGGCGGATGCCGCGAACGCACCCACGCCACGGAAGGAACACCAGCGTGACCCCGCCAAAACGCGGCATCGAACGCGTCGAATACCCCAACTACCACAGATACAAAATCGACGGCCGGTGGGCCATCGGCGTCACCACCGCACTCAAGGGCATCCCCAAGGACGATGCCCTCAAACGGTGGGCCGCCCGGCTCGTCGCCGAATACGCCGTCGACAACCTCGACCGAGTTCGCGCGATGATCGCCGAGACCAGCCCCGCGTTCGCCGCGAACTACCTCAAGGAACTCCCCAACGAGCGCCGCGACAGCGCAGCGATCCGCGGGACCGAGGTCCACGGCCTCGCCGAGAAGTACATCCGCAACGAGGAAATCGAAGTCCCCGAACACCTCTACCCCTACGTCGAGGGGTACGCGGCGTTCATCCAGGACTACCAGCCGACCTCGCTGCATGAGGAGCTGGTCGTGGCCTCGCGGGAGCACATGATCGCTGGGACTCTCGACTCCATCCAGGACATCCCCAGCCTGGGCAGGTGCTTGGTCGACTACAAGACCTCGAACCGGGTCTACGGCCAGCATGCCCTGCAGGTCGCGGCATACCGATGGATGGAGGTCTACCTCGACGACGAGGGCACCGAGCGCCAGATGATCCCGGTGGAGAAGTGCTTCATCCTCCACATCAAGCCACATGACTACGAGCTCATCCCGGCCCAGGCCGACGAGGTGGCGTTCGCGAAGTTCTTGACAGCCAAGGACAACTACCTCCAAAACGTCCAGTCCAACAAGCTGGACAAGCTCCTCGGTGCCGCGCTCGACCCGCCGGCGAGGGAGTTCGCGTGAACGTCCACGAGGCACTGATTCAGGTGCGCAAAGAGGTCGGCGGGATCGCCAAGGCCGACCGCAACACGTCGCAGAACTTCTTCTTCCGGGGAATTGACGCGATCCTCAACAAGGTCGGACCGGCGATGGTGGATCAGGGAGTGAACTGCTACCCGGATCTCAAGTCCCTCGACTCGCGGGATGTTGTGACCGGCAAGGGCACGAAGATGCGCGAGGTCACCCTCTGGGTGTCCTACCGATACGTCGGGCCCGAGGGTGACGACGTTGTGATCACGGTGCCAGGGGAAGCGTCGGACGCCGGGGACAAGGCGGTGTCGAAGGCGATGTCCGTCGCGCTGCGCACCGCGCACCTGCAGGCGTTGCAGATCCCGACTCGCGAGGCCGACCCGGATAAGCATTCGATGACCCGCGGCGTCGACCCGTTGACGAAGGTCAAGAACGACATCTGGGCAGAGGCGCGCAAGCAGGGGTGGATCACCCAGGGCGAGAACGGTGAGGAGTACCAGCAACTTCACGACGACTATGCCCTGTGGAGCCAGGGGGGCGACATCGCCGAAGCCGAGCTGGAGATGTTGAAGAAGTACCTCGGCCACCTACTGCCGAAGCGGACGATGAAGCGGGGTGACTCGTGAGCGAGTTGACCCCGAACCAGGTTGCAGCCCAGCTGGCGAAGCTGGCCCGTGAACTGGATGACCTGGTGGCCGCGATCGACGACGCGGAGAAGCGCGCCGTGAACGCCCGCGAGGACTTCACGATGGCCTACGCCCGGGCGTTCCTCACCGCCGAGGGTTCGATGGAGGTCCGGAAACACAAGGCCACCGAAGACACCCACGACGCCCGGATCGGTGCGGAGCTGGCCGAGCAGATCGTGAAGGGTGTCCGCCGGCAGATCGACACGGTAAAGATCCGGATCGACGTGGGCCGCTCCCTGGGTGCCGCGCTGCGGGCGGAGATCGGTCTTTCGCAGTCGGGATACCAGCCGTGAGCGAAACAATGTGCCGGAAGGTCGTCCGGGCCCGCTCAGGCGGGACCTGCGAGGTGTGCGGGAAACGCCCCGGTGAGTCGATGCATCACCGCAAGAACCGTTCCCAGGGCGGGAAATGGACCCCAGGAAACATCCTGCACACATGTGGCGATGGTGTCCGCCTGTGTCATGGGTGGATCACTGAACATCCCGCGCTGGCGCACTCGTCGGGGCACGCCGTGAAGTCCTGGGAAGACCCGCTTGAGGTGCCCGTGGTCCTCCATCACGGCCTTGTCCTGTTGGACGACGCCGGTTCTTTCACCCCTGCCTTGGAGTTGTCATGACGTCCTTCACCCCATCCACAAACCAGGTACCGGCCGGTTGGCTACTGGCCACGATCGGCGCGCTCGCACTCCTGGCCCTGCTGTTGGGGTACGGCGTGCCCCTACTCCTCGGGGGTGCGATGTGAGCACAAAGATCGAGTGGACAGACGAAAGTTGGAATCCGATCACCGGGTGCACGAAGGTCTCGCCCGGCTGCGATCACTGCTACGCGGAGACGCTCTACAACCGGTTCAACGGGCCGGGCGCGTTTGACACGGTGACGCTGCACCCGGACCGGCTGACGAAACCGCTGTCGTGGCGGAAGCTGCGGAAGGTGTTCGTCAACTCCATGTCCGACCTGTTCCACAAGGACGTGCCCGACGAGTACATCCTCGACGCGTGGAAGGTGATGGCGCGGACGCCGCAGCACACCTACCAGATCCTCACCAAGCGGCACGCACGAATGCGCGCGTTCGTCCGCCGCCTGGCGTTTGCTGGACCGACCCGCGAGGAGCGCGCGGCGGGCATCGCCGGACGTGTCCCCTACCTGTTCGCAAGCGGCGACGAGAACCAGCGGATGGGTGCAGTGCATCCACTCGCCAACGTGTGGCTCGGGGTGAGCGTGGAGGACCAGCAGCGTGCCGACCTTCGCATCCCAGCGCTGCTCGACACCCCGGCGGCCGTGCGGTTCCTGTCCTGCGAACCGCTGCTCGGGCCGGTCGACCTGACAAGCATCCGAGCCGTCGATTGGGTCATCTGCGGCGGCGAGTCTGGACCCGGTGCACGGCCGATGCACCCCGAGTGGGCCCGCGCTCTTCGGGATCAGTGCCAGCAGGCCGGGGTGCCATTCCACTTCAAGCAGTGGGGACAGTTCCAGCCGCAGTTCGTGCAGCGCTACAGCGAACTGCTGGCGTTCTCGGACCCCAGTCGCGGATGTGTCATCGAGCCCGACGCCCGAATCTCCGCCGCGTGGACGATGTCCGGCCGCGACCTTCGCGACGACGGCGTCACGCCGCGCGGTGTGCCCATGCTCAACGTCGGCAAGGGGCGGGCAGGCCGCGTCCTTGACGGTCGCACCTGGGACGAGTTTCCCAGGGGTGGTGCAGCGTGACCGCCCCTTCTCGCCCGATCGTCCGCGCTGGCACGCGGCGAGGCCCGTCCGCGCCACTGGCCCGCCGAGAGCAGCCCGCAGCCTTCCCGCTCGTGACCGTCGACGAAAGCCCCGCACAGTCCCGATGGGGGCGCCTGTGGGACCTGCTGGTCGACCTCGCACTCGGCTTCGGCATGGCCTCCCTGATCGTCGTCGCCGGGTTGATCGTCGCGCTGCTCGGGGTTTTGTGGCTGCTACACCAGACAGGGGCGTGGTGACGATGCTGGCCCTGGCCCTCCTCGCGCATCTCGTCGGCGACTACCTCATCCAGTCGGACTGGATGGCCACGGAGAAGACGAAACGCTGGTGGCCCGCGATCGCGCATGCCGTCACCTACGGCATCCCGTTCGCGTTCCTGGCCCCGAGCATCTCGGCGTGGCTGGTCATCGTGATCACCCACGCCGTGATCGACCACTATCGCCTGGCCCGACATGTTGTGTGGGTCAAGAACTTCCTTGGCCCGCGCCGCACATGGCGCTCGTGGGAAGAGTGCAAAGCGACTGGCTATCCGGCCGACCGTCCAGTGTGGCTCACCACTTGGCTGATGATCATCGCCGACAACACGATCCACCTGCTCATCAACACCGCCGCGATCGTGCTGCTGGGAGGCCTGCCGTGAACAACCTCCCGGGCGCTTTCGCCACCGGCTTCTACAACGCCTCCACCGTCTTCCTCTTCGCCCATGCCTTCATGCCCATCACCCCACTTGTGGTCGCCGCCGATGTCACCGCCCGCTGGGGCGATCGGTTCATGGCAGCCCAGCAGCGTGCCGACTCCACTCGCGGTATCGAACCGTGGGGAAAGGACCAGCAATGACCACCGAGACCAAGGCACTCCCGGAGCGTCACCGCCAGGCACGCAACATCAACGAGGGCATGGAGGTGTGGGATGGCACGCAGGAGCGGTGGATCGAGGTCACCTCTGCGCTGCACATCCTGTCCCCGATGGCGGTATCCACGTTCACGCTGGCCGACGGACGCGAGTTGTCGGGACACCCCAACACAAAGATCATGACCCGACGGTTGGCGTCGTGACCGAGACCATCGCCGATGCGATCCGCGCCGCCGCCCGGCAGCACACCGAGATCGCCGCGCTCGCACACCGCCTCACCCCACGCGAACGGACCCTGCTCCGCCTCGTCGCCCACGGCAAGACCAACAAGGCCATCGCCCGCGAACTCAACATCACCCCCGGCACCGTCGGGGTCGGCGTCTCCCGGCTCCTCGGCAAACTCGACGCCCGCGACCGGGCCAATGCTGTCCACATCGGATGGCAGATCGGAATCCTGACGTGAGCGGAAGGCCCAACCGCGGCGACCTATACGAGCACACCATCACCGGTGAGATCGCCGCATACCGAGGCACGACCACAACCCTCGCAGGAGAACCCCTCCTGATCCTGCACAGCGCCAAGTGGGGCGAGTGCAGATGGAGTACCGCCCGAGCTCGCCGATACACGCCACCCAAGGCCGTGGACAAGCAGAACCAGGGCACCTGAACCGCCAGCTGGCCTCGCGCCGCCGCACCGGACCGCGAGGCCAACTGGAACCAACCACCAGAGAGGGGGCAACACCGTGACTACCGCAGCACGGCAACCGACCGAAGCGCAGCGCGCGATGGAGAGGCTTCTGCGAGCCGCGAGTGAGGCCGAAGACGCCGCCGAAGCCGCCCGCGAACTCGCCGCCGAAGTCCAGGACTCGATCGAATCGGAAGAGTTCGACTATCTCGACGAGGACGCGCTCTACGACCTGAGAGAACTACCGACTGTGGTCCGCAAGCATCACGACAACTCCCACGCCGGCCCGTTCCAGTGGTGCCGCAACCCGGTGTGCCGACACGTCGCCGAAGTGGGGCTCTCGTGACCGACATCAATCCCGTCACCGAAGGGCGCAGTGAAGCTGCGGCTTGCCCAGCCATCGGGAAGTTTGAAGCACTCGAACTCGGCGAGCTCGCCGCCGTCGACGCACTGGACTTGATCGCCGATGTCCACGACATCGACCCACGCCAGGTGTACGGACGCCTCACCTTGTGGGCCCGCGATCATCCCCAGCGTCTTGTCACTGCCGCATTCGCCTTGGCCGCATTCCACGACCCAGAAACCCCGGGCTCGGCGCTTGAGCGCAACGTGCTCGCCGCCCGCCAGCCCGAGGCGTATAGAAGCGAGAAAGAGACAGCTGCCTGATGCCACCCAAGCCTGAGTTCGTCGATCGCCGCAGCTTCACGCTGCCGAGGCTGATCTATAGCGGCGACATGCTGGACCCGCACGAGATTCACGAGGCCGCGCCGATGGGATGGTCGGTTGCCTTCGTCTATCACGTGTTCGACACCGCCGGCGAGGTGCTCTACGTGGGCTTCACGGAGACGCCGTTGAACCGATGGCAGGCCCACCGGCGAAAGGCCAATTGGTGGGACTCGGCCACCATGTTGAATCTTTACCAGGTCGACGGGAGGGATCGGAACACGGCTCAGAACGGGGCTCGACGTTGGGAGTCGCGGGCCATCCACGGCGCGCTTCCCCGGTTCAACCGCCTCGGGCCCGCAAGCCTGCCTTCGAAGGCGGCGGCTAAGTGAGGATTCGATCCACCAAGCCCGAGTTCTGGCGTTCCAAGACCATCGCGGCGATCCCCTGGGATGTACGCCTTGTCCTCAAGGGACTCGAGTCCTACGTCGACGACAACGGGGTTGGCAAAGACGATATCGCCCTCATTGCCGCCGACGTGTTCCCGCGCGACCTTTCCGCGAGCCCTCGCG